AATTACGAAGTAATTTTGTTAGCATCATGTAGATAGTAGAGCCACAATTCGCCCGTTGCCGGGCGAATTGGTTTGTTGAGCTTCATGTGAGTTAGCATCACCACTCTGTTTGAGAAGATTGTAATAAATTACACGGAGGCGGCAGACCGTCAACCCCCTACTTCAGCATTCGCAATATCCGCGGAAGGCAGTTGATCCCAAACAGTCGAAATCACTTGCCTGTGTGTTGTATCTTTTTCACAGAGCACACATCTTTTATGCCTAAGTTAGCATTATCCTTGCAACGCACCAGTATCTGAACGCACACTGCCCATACGACAGGCGTCCTCAAGATGGGTCGAGCAGCCCCGACCAAACCATGTTGCTATGTTTTAAGCCTTGTTTTTAATTTGTCTTTCGAGAAGTGCCTTGCGCAATTTGTCTGAACCGCCTACCCTAACATTGATAATGCCATTGTAGTAATCGTCTGATTCAAGAACCCTACGATCAAACTGTTCTCTTGCCTCTATGTAACTCATTTCTGCCCTGTTCGTGCAAAAGTAAAGTATTTCTCTTGTGAAATTTTCTGGACCTAGTGCTTCAACATCAGCCTGTAGTCTATCGGATGAACCCCAATATTCCTTCCAGTCTGATTCCTTGTATCCGCGTCGCTTGTTTTTTCTGCCTTTGAGAGGTGGCTTTGTGGTTTTAAATTTGGCTAATTTCTTGCCTATGTATTTTTTGTTATTTGTTGTGTTTGTGATTAGATAAATGAAGCCTTCATATTCGTCAGGAATACTGTCAATTATTTTGCCTTCATGTGTCCAACTCGGATTCTCCATCGCTCTTACTTACTTTCGATGGTCGACCAATCTTGCCTTTTCTGGATTCTTTCCTATCCTGCCTCTTATCCTGTATTTCTTTGCGCCTTACACTTGCAAAATTACGTATCTCTGATAGCCAAAAGCGACTCTTAATCCCGGCTTCGTCACTTCCGTGATACTCAAAACGTTCCTGCCACTTAAAATAGTTTTGGAATGCTTCAATCATCTTGTCGTGAGCATCAGTGGCCATATACCTATTGGACTATTTCAACATCGTTTGAATATGAAGTAAATCCGTTCTCCTTAATTACTTTTAGCACGTGATTAACACGCCCTGCAAGATCATCTCTGTGTGAAATAAGGAACACATTCTTGTTACGTTCACGTGTCATTTTCTTAAGAATACCAATAGAACTTTCAACACCCGCACTGTCCATACCGCTGTCTACAAGTTCATCAATGAATAGCAAATTAATGCTGTGATATAACGATTCCCATACATCACGGAATGCCCAACTTAAACTTAAAATGAGCCTATTTCGTTCTCCTCTACTGAGGTTGTCAAAGTCTAAGTCCTGTCCTAGTTGTGTAATGACCACCGTTAAATCGTTCTGAAATTCAACAATGTGTGGTAATCCTACCTTGGCAAGATAGTATGTCAGTCGTTGATTTAGATATGCTAGATTCTGTTCAATGATCTTCTTGCGGACGAATGAATCCTTGTTTGTAAGCAGTTTGTATAGGAAATCCTGATGATCCTTGACCTTTGTAAGTTCATTCAATGTATCAAAACTAACTTCCTGTAGTGCAGTTTCCTTAAGGTCCTGTATCTGTTCAAGATACGGATTTTCCTCTGCACGTTTGTTATCTAATTCCTTCTGCAAACTCTCAACGGTATTCCTGTGGTTGTATGCTTCTTCCACACTATCATACTGCGTTACTGGGCATTGCTCTAGTTCTCCAACGTCACTTACAACTTTTGCGTGTTCCGCATATTGTGTTTCGTTGGTTAGCAGTTGTAGTGCCGCTTCCTTCTTTTGTTCTTCCTTGTCCTTTAGAATTTGTTCTTGTGTTCCATCGTGAATTTCCTGTCCGCAGGCATAGCACTTGTGTTCCTTAAGATCAGTCAGTTCCTTGTCCAACTTGGCAATTGTTTTTTCCTGTCTTTCGTTATCAGCAGTGATACTTGCCATCCAACGCTGTGCTTCTTCCAGTTTTCTTTTCTTGTCGTTGAAAGTTTCCCAACACTTGTGTGCTTCAATTTCTGCTTCAATGTCAATCTTTTCTAATACAGCAATGCTCTGTTCTAATTCCTTAACGGATTGCTGTTTGCTATCCTCCCACATTCGCTGTTTGCGTTCTAGGCTTTCGATGTTCTGTTCGATTCTTTCGTTACTTGCCTTGATGGTTTCAATTTTTGTATTTTCTGTTGTGATGTCATCTCTATTCTGTCGCATCTTTTCCTTAAGATTGTCTGCTTTTTCAGAAAGTAGAGTTATTCCTAGCAACTGCTCAATAATCATTCTCTGATCATTGTTTTTCATTGATAGGAAGGGTTCAGTATAAGTGTTCAATGCAAGAATGTGTTTGAACATGTCATGGCTCATACCAAACAGTGCTTCAATATCTTTCTGCGTTTCTCTGCTATCGCCCTGTGCTTCGTCAGTATCAGTTGGTTCCTGTTCGGTTCCATTCACTGTAAACTTAAGAATGTTGGGCTTTCTACCTCTATGAATGCTGTATTGCACTCCATCCTTTTCAAAGTCAATGGTAACCAGCATGCCCTTGCCGTTAATCTTGTTAATAAGATTATCTCTCTTGATATTTGTAAGGGCATTACCGTAAATTGCGTAACTGAGTGCGTTGACGATAGTTGTTTTACCAGTGCCGTTTCTGGAACCACTATCATCACCGCCCAAGTCAAGGTTTTCACCTAAGACAAGAGTTAGTTCGCCCTTGTCAAAGTCAATTGCTTGGGTCTGATTGCCCACACTCATAAAGTTTTTAACCGTGATGTTTTTAATTTTTATCATAGGTCCGAATAAATCTCCGATAACATACGCTTGTCATATGTTTCACTGTCCAGTTGTTCAATCTGATTCATTACAATTGTATCAACACTTTCAAATGAAAGGTCAATAGGATCAATGTTGCTTTCCACTTCTACTTTTTCCGGAATCAACATTAGTTCACGCAACTTAAATTGAGGAATAAACTGTTCCTTGATGAAGTTTGCTTCTTCAAACGTAATCTGCACATCAATTGTTACTCGGGCATGCATGTTTTCCTTTAGATGTTCTTCAGGTTTATCAAGTAGTTGACTTAATTTAAATGTTCTAAACACAGGTTGATTAGGCCAAGTCTTATATTCAGGCTTGCCACCCCAATCTAAAAACATCATCCCACGTTCGTCATCCCATGCGTCTGCATAGTTGTGTGGAAATGCATTACCAATATAGGTTACATTGCCTTTGGTCTGCCGCTTGTGGAAGTGTCCACTGAACACATACTCCTGATTGACAAAGTGATCCGGTTGTAGTTCTCCGTGATCGGGCATTTCTACCATTGCATTCATTTTAAAGTATGGCAGTTCAAAGTGACCAAATACATATCTGCTTTTAATATCCTTAACGGTCTTCCACTCCTCGCCTACTAACCACGGAAGCAGTGTTACTTCACCTTCCGTAAACAATTCAGTAATGGGAACGATGTTAGGAAACAATCGCATAAATTCAATTGAGTTAATCTCACGCTTGTCCTTGTAGAACAAATCATGGTTACCAACCATGAAGTAGGTTTTCTCAAATGTTTCGTTAAGTCTTTCTAGATTAGAAACTGTGTAGTTCATCGTGCTGACGTCTGTGGTCGCACGGTTGTGGTGCCAGTCTCCTAAAAAGATACAGGTCTCAGCACCAGCGGCTTTTGCTTCTTCGCAAAACCATTTAACAAAATCTTCACAATCAACGTTGTGTGTCCTACTTCCACTCTTCATTCCAAAGTGGATATCTGTGAAGCAGGCTGCTTTCTTAAATAACGGCATTCTTTACTCCTTACTATATTGTAACGGAAAATTGTCTAAAAGTCAAGAGTCTTTTTTCTTATTATCGCGCGGAACTTGGGCTCCATTGTTTCGGCCTTGTTCTTGACGTGTCCAACTTGGATTCATTCCATTCATTTCGAGTATATCATCTCTAATGTTTTGGTTGCGTTTTTCGATGTTAATGATTCTAACAAATGAATTGGTTACTGCCGCTGTGTAGTAAGCAAACGGATTGTTTGATTTGGATTCATCAAACTGCAAACCAATTTGTGCTAATTGCAGTATGGCTTGCCCTTTCATTTCATCATTATAGGTATATCCTCTAACGTTACCACGTGTTGCATATCGATCACACAATTTCATCCACATACGAGCAAGATCGTTAGTAGCCTTTCCGCATTTACCGTCAAAGTAACCGTTTTCCATTCCGCCTACCCAATGACTTTTACCAACACAAATTAAATTGTCCTTTTCATCAAACTTCCAATGTTGGAATGGAGGAAAGTTAACCTTAGTATGGTGATCTGCAACTGTCTTTTTAGTTTTCTTTCTTGTTAGGTCTTCTGGAATGTGTTCAAATGTCATGATACGAAAGATTAAATCCTGTTTTTCCATCTTTCTGTAATCTATGTCAAATTGTTTTGCCGGAATCTTTTTGCCAGCCGCTTCAACAGCAGCAGCATGTGCTTCTTTAGATAGCCTAGCAGCACGATTTCTTTTTGCTTCTGCAATGGTTCTTATGTTAATTTTTTCAAGACTTGGCAGTATTACATCATATTGGTGATGATCAGCGTCTACATAGGAGCAAAATGTATTTTTACTGCGATGTATTTCTGCCAATAGGTCTTTATTTGTAAGATATTTGATTTTTTGCATAGTTATGATAGTTCTCCTAATATTTATTATAATAGCACATAATGATAGAAATAAATAGAGTAAAGATAAGGAAATATTACCAAAATGTCAAAACTATCGATTAATCCGCAGTCACAACTGGTGCAGAAAGTCAATGCAGGAATCAGCGAGGCAATTGCCGCTGCTGAACAGGCACAGCCAAAGATAGGAAATGCACTTGCCAAGGCTAAACTAGATTTAAAGTCTGCACAACTAAGCGGAGATTTAGGAAGCGGATTAAACCAAGCATCGTCATTGGCATCAACCTTTAATGATCAAATTCAAACAGGAATGGGAAACTTTACCAAGGTGGTTGACAGTCCTGTAGGATCAAGCAATTTAGGCTCACTCAGCGAAAATGTAGGTAGTTTTGGTAAACTAGGAGACACTATCGGAGGAGCAATAACAGGCGCCGGAAATGAAATTGGAGGACTACTAAGCAAAGTTGCCGGCGGCGACCTTGCAGGTGGTCTACAAAATTTAGCAGGTGGGATATCAAAGGGTGCAGGAGCACTTAATGATTTATTAAGTTTAAGGCGAGCAGAAAATTTACCCAAGAACGGAGAATTATTTCAGCAGTCGGGAGAAGGCTTGCAGGTCATCCCGCAGCTCAACGATGATTGGCGTGTTAGGATTAGTTGCGACTGGAGTCAGTTTAAAGACAACCCCTTGTTTGCACCGCTTGATGACGACGGAACAAAGGGAGTTGTATTTCCTATACTTCCTAGCATTACATATAGCACCAAGGCAAACTATACACAGATTGATCCAGTTCATAATAACTATCCTTTCCAAGCCTACAAGAATTCACAGGTTGATGAAATTAATATACAGGGAACGTTTATTGCTGAAAATGAATTGCAAGCAGCCTATTGGATTAGCGCAGTTACATTTTTTAAAACAATGACAAAAATGTTTTTCGGACAGGGTGCAAACGCAGGAGCACCACCGCCGGTGTGTCAACTTAATGGATATGGAGCGAGTGTATTTGACAATGTTCCTGTAGTTGTAAAGTCATTTAGTCTAGATTTACCCAATGATGTCAACTATATAAGATGTAATGCTTACGGAACAAAAACTTGGGTTCCAATTACAAGTTCAATTACTATAAATGTTCAACCAGTTTACAATAGAAGAAACCTAAGATCGTTTAGTTTAACAGAATATGCTAAAGGAACATTAAGAACACCTTCGGGCAGAGGATACTTATAATATGGCAGTTTACAGTCAATCGTCACCATACGTTAATACAAAACAGAATAATCTTTATCTGGAAACACTGACCATACGTCCTGTTCCGGCTGAAGATGATGATTATCTTTATACTATTGAAAATCAGTATAGAAACAGACCAGATCTACTTGCATACGATTTATACGGTGATCCTAAATTATGGTGGGTATTTGTTCAGAGAAATATGGAAATAATTAAAGATCCAATATATGATTTCGAACCAGGAATAAAAATTTATATTCCTAAGGAAACAAATCTTAGAAAATTCTTAGGAGTATAAGGTGGCTGCTGAATTTACAGAACGCAGACTAATAGAAACCGCATCCGGCCGCCTGGATACAAGAAGACGAAATATCGACAAGACGCAGCCTTATGTTGACATTCAAAAAAACGGCAAGACTGTAAGAGTATATGGAACACAGGAACAGTTAGATAGATACCAAAATAAAAAACCTGACGGAACGCAGAAGCAGACTGTTGCAACAGATACATCTGTTCAGAAAAATATAGCAGTTAGCACCGGAAAGAAAGAAGGTGCCGTTACTAAGATAGACAAAGAAGGCAAAAGTGAAATTGTTCCAGATAGTCAAGAATCTATGTCCGGCACGACAGGATATAATCTTACAAATATTGTAAGAAATCCTTTAGAAAATTTTGCTTCTTATTCGCCGCTGTGGACAATGGCTGTGCTAACTCCTAAGCAGTTTAATAACCCTAACGAATATAGAAATGCAGATGGTCTGAGCTTTGCACAACAAAGTTATGATATTAAAACTTCCTTTGTTGACGACGATGGCGGATTCGAAGGAACTAAATCCACAAACCTATCTTCGAGCATTATTTTTTCTTCCGCTGGCAGAGATTTTATTAAGGATGGAAAATCATCAAGGGTAGGAACAGCATTCGGAACCCCAGAATATTTTATTGATAATTTTGAGATGGTATCAATGATTGCTGCTAATCCAAAGACCGGTAACCAAAATGCTTTTAGTTTTAATTTTGAAATTAGAGAACCGTTTTCGATGGGGCTATTCTTACAGAGCATGCAGGTTGCAGCAATTAAGGCAGGTTACGTAAATTATTTAGATTCACCTTTTCTTCTTAAACTAGATATTGCTGGGTTTGATGAGGATGGCACTTCTAGAAAATCAATTAAGCCAAAGTATTTTGTAATTAAATTAAAAAAAGTTACCTTTAATGTTGACGAATCAGGAAGCACGTATAGTGTTGAAGCATACCCATTTAACCATCAAGGATATGCTGATACAGTAGACACTTTATGGACTGATATTAATATTCAAGCAACTACTGATACAATAGCAGATCCTACACTAGGACCTGACGAAAAAGGATCAGTTAGAGATGTTTTAGCAACAGGTAGAAAAAGTTTAGTAGCACTTCTTAATCAAAACGAAGCACAGTTGGTTAAGGAAGGAAAATATAAGATTAAGGATGTTTATGAAATACATTTTCCTCCAACTGCTAACACTAGAATTACTAATCAAACTTCCAATACACAAGAGGATGCTGGAGCAACAGCATCGCCTGACGGCAGCGGTAAAAAGAGTGTTGGCGGCACCGATGTGGAGTCTACAACAAATAAGAACATAGGAAACAATTCTATTGCAAGATCAGATTTTGGTTTCGATGTAGGTGAAGGCGGCAACTTTCCTTTTAAGGATGACAAGGATGTTCAGGATAAAAAAACAGGTCGTGTTATAAGAGGAAAAATGCAAATAGATGAAAAGACAAGAACTTTTCATTTTACACAAAAGCAAAAACTAACGGATATAATAACGCAGGTAATTTTAAGTTCGACATTTGCTAAGGAAGCAACCCAGAAAGCAACAAAATCAGACGGTATGATTGATTGGTTTAAGATAGATGTCCAAGTTGAATTTTTAGATTACGATGATGTTGTAGGTGACTTTGCAAAAAAATACATTTATAGAGTAGTTCCGTTTAAAGTGCATTCGAGTATTTTTGGAAATCCTAGTTCTATCCCGGTAGGAATAACAGAACTAGAAAAAACTATTGTCAAGAGATATGATTATATCTATACAGGACAAAATGTTGATGTTTTAAATTTTGAAATTAAAATTGATTATTTGTTTTATACAGGATCAGCCCCAACTACAGAAAGCAAGACAAAAAACGAACAAAATCAAAATAATAAAGGAACCAAGGAAAAACCAGCAGATGTTGTAAAAACAGGCCAGGGTAACGAGAAAAAAGCACAAACGGCTAATCTTGGTAAATCTAAAATTAAGAAAAACCCAAATCAGTTTAGCCTTATGAAGGGTGGGCCGGGTTCAACTAATGTTGCACAGAAAGTTGCAGAAAGTTTTCAAGATGCATTTGTTAATACATCATCTTCGGATCTAATTAAACTAGATTTAGAAATAATGGGAGATACTTATTGGTTGGTTGATAGCGGGTTATCGAATTATTTTGCCTCATCATCCGATCAGAGTCCGTTACTTACGGAAGACGGAACTGCAAACTATGAAGGACAGGATGTTTACGTTTTTATAACATTTAGAACACCTGCAGATATAAATGAAAGAACAGGTAACTTTGAATTTTCTAACAAGGATAAAATAAGTCCCTTTAGCGGAATTTATAGAGTTTGGAAGTGTGCCAGCAAGTTCGAAAGCGGAACATTTAAGCAGACACTATCGTGTATTAGAATACAATCACAGCCCGGAGACTTCGATGGTGAAAAGGTTAATACTGATAAGAAAACTAATAAGACAGTTGAAATTGTTGGCCAAGGAAAGCCAAAGAGTAATCCTAGTGAATCTCTTGCTACTCCCAATGCCTTTGACGAAGTAGGAGGACCTTAATAAATGGCCATACAAAGAAGAACACCTAGAAAAGAATCAATCGGAATAGATTTAGGATCCGGAGTCTATCTTGCGAGCGTTGTAAGTGTAATGGATTCTACCTTTAATGGTAGGCTCAGAGTTACACTATTAAAAGATCAAGGTAATGACGTTGGTGCAGACAATCAAACTTATGTTGTAAACTACGCTTCGCCGTTCTTTGGATACACTCCATTTGAAGCAATGGGGAAAAATAATACTGATTTTAACGATACCCAAAAGTCTTATGGTATGTGGTTTGTCCCACCAGACGTTGGTGTTACAGTTATGTGTGTGTTTGTTGACGGCGACCCTGGAGAGGGTTATTGGTTTGCTTGTTTACCACCATCTTTTTCCAACCAAATGGTTCCTGGTATTGCTGGAACCACGCAGGTAGATTTAACCGATGAAGATAAGAAAAAATTTAATACCAAATCTCCTCTTCCTACTGGAGAAATAAACAAAAGAAGAAATTCTGATGATTCTGAAAAGGACGCAGAAAAAATTAAAAAACCAGTTCACCCAATAGCAGATAAATTTTTAGAACAAGGAACGCTAGAGGACGATGTGAGAGGTGTAATAACATCTACATCGCGTAGACAAACACCTAATTCGGTGTTTGGAATTTCAACACCAGGACCTCTTGATTGGAGAGATGGATCTAAGAGAATGACTTTAGGTCCCACACAAAACCAATCAGAAACGGCCGTTCCAGTTAGCAGATTAGGCGGAACACAATTTGTTATCGATGACGGCGATGATCGATATGTTCGAGACACCAGTGCATCTACCGGACCAGTAAAGTATATTGATGTCATTGAAGGCAGAGATGCTGCAACGGGAGAACAAACTAATTCAAAAGGCCAGCCGGATGTTCCTTACAACGAACACACAAGAATACGAACCAGAACAGGGCATCAAATACTGATGCACAATTCCGAGGATTTAATTTACATAGGCAATGCCAAAGGAACGGCATGGGTTGAATTAACTTCTAATGGTAAGATAGATATCTATGCCGCTGACAGCATTAGTATTCATACTGAAACAGATTTAAACATTAAGGCTGATAGAGATATCAACATGGAAGCAGGTCGAAATATAAACATGAAGGCAACTGCTGAGTATCAATCTAAGTCTGTGTTGCATCGAAGAGATGCTGACGGTAATCCTATTCCTAAAATACAGGATGAGCTAGAATACGAAGCAGGCAGAATACAAATTGAAAGCGCATTTAATTTTAATTTACTAATAGGAGCCAACGGTAAGATAGAAACTAGAACATATGAAAACGCCGAAGGAGTCCAAGTTCCTGGTGATCTCGATATAGATATTATTGGAAACACGAGAATAGAACAGGCAATTAATCTTGATATTAAAACAGGACAGCGAACTAGTTTAACTGCTGGAGCAAATACAGAAATATTAAGCACAGGTCAACACATCGAAACAGCAGAACAAATACACATGAACGGTCCACAAGCCAGAACAGCAGACTCTGCTAAGAGTATTGCTAATCTAATTACTCATGTTAATCTATATAATGACTATAGTAAGGAATGGGCGTCAACAAAATATGCCGATGGGGAAATTCAATCCATCATGCGGAGAGTTCCTATGCACGAACCGTGGGCATTGCATGAGAATACTTCTCCTGCACTACAAACCCCAGAATTTACCGACAGGGAACTAGGAGACAAATAATATGAAAAAGATATACAATCAAAAATCTGTGGCAGTTAACAAAGCATCTGTTGGCGACAGCGGCAATGGTGCATTCACATACAAAGGATTTAACTCTAAGAATAAGCAGAATGGGTTTAAATTATATGATATTGATCTAGTCAAGCAGGACATTATCAATCATTTTTATATCAGAAAGGGCGAAAAGTTAGAAAATCCTCAATTTGGAACAATAATATGGGATATGATTTTTGAACAGTTTACTGAAGAAACAAAGACCATGATAGCAAAGGATGTTGAAACAGTCATTAATTATGATCCTAGAATTGCTGTCCAAGCAGTATCGGTAGATAGCACTGAACAAGGAATGAGAATTGAAGCAGAGGTTGTTTATATCCCGTTCAATATTACCGAGAGAATGACCTTTAATTTTGATAGAAACAATTCGGTAATAAACTGAGCAGTTTATTAGTTGTGCTAAATATTACAATAGGAAACGCATAAATGAGCACTACATCAAGACAGAATAATTTAATACTGAACGAAGACTGGAAACGCATCTATCAGACGTTTAAGAATGCAGATTTTAAGTCCTACGACTTTGAAAACATTCGCAGAGTAATTATAACGTATCTGAGAGAAAATTATCCAGAAGATTTTAACGACTATATTGAAAGTTCAGAATATCTTGCCTTGATTGATGCAATATCATTTTTGGGACAGAGTTTAAGTTTCCGACTTGATCTCGCTTCGAGAGAAAACTTTATTGAATTAGCAGAAAGAAAAGAAAGTATTCTTAGAATTGCTAGAATGCTTGGGTATAACGCTAAAAGAAATATAAGTTCAAGCGGGCTCTTAAAATTCAATTCAATATCAACTACAGAAAGTATTGTTGATAGTAATGGTAGAGATCTTTCACAACAAACAGTAAGATGGAATGATCCTACAAATACTAATTGGGCAGAACAGTTTATCCTAATTCTAAATGCAGCAATGGCAGATAATACAGAATTTGGAAGAAGCCAAGGCACTGATACGATACAAAGCATTCCAACTGAACAGTATAGATTTAGAACAACATCTACAGATGTTCCTCTGTTTACCTTTACAAAATCAGTTGCTGGCCGAAACATGGCATTTGAGTTGGTTAGCACAAGTTTTAAAGATGCCGAAGAAATTTATGAAGAAGCACCTGTTCCTGGTAATCAACTAGGATTTGTTTATAGGCAGGATGGAAAAGGACCAGGTAGTGCAAATACTGGGTTTTACCTAATGTTCAAACAGGGTAGTTTAGAACTTGCTGACTTTACAATTAACACTCCAACAACCAATGAATCAGTTTCAGTAGAAAGTAGTAACATCAATAATAACGACATCTGGTTGTTTTCATTAAACAGTTCAGGAGGTCAAACTACTGAATGGACCAAGGTAAGCAATCTTGTAGGAAATAATATTGCATATAATTCTATTGTTGGAAATGTCAAAGACATATATTCAGTTTCCACACAACAAAATGATAAGGTTAATTTATTATTTGCAGACGGAATATATGGAAATCTTCCACAGGGAAGTTTTAGAACCTACTACAGGGTTAGCAATGGATTAGAGTATTCAATCGCTCCAACGGAGATGAGAGGTATCGCTATCGATGTAAATTATCTTAATAGTGCCGGCATAGCACATACATTGACAATTAATTTAGGTTTACAGTATACAGTTAATAATGCTGCTACAACGGAAAGTTCTGATAACATTAGACAAAATGCACCTGCACTTTATTATACACAAAACAGAATGATTACTGGTGAAGATTATAATCTTGCACCGTTAGCAAGTTCACAAAATATTCTTAAAGTAAAAGCAGTCAATAGAACTTCAAGTGGTATTAGTAGGAATTTTGATATTATAGATGCCAGCGGAAAATACAGTGCAGTAAATGTATTTGGAGATGACGGATATATTTACAAACAAGAAGACGAAAGAATTTTAAGTTTTAAATTTACAGACAAGACAGATATTATTAATTTTATTAGAAGCAGCATTGAAGGAATATTTTCTAATTCTGATTTATATAATTTTTATATTACTAAATTTGAAAGAGTTCTGTTTAGTGAAACTACAACAGTATGGGAAGCGATTACTAATGATGTGAATATAGGAACTGGATATTTTAAAAATACTGTTGATAGTGCGTTGTTAAAAGTTGGTTCGTATGCTACAAATACATTAAAATATCTAACAGTAGGTGCAAATATTAAATTTACTGCCCCACAAGGATACTCATTTAAGAAAGGTGAATTAGTTTTAACCGATAGTGCGGATATTGAACAAACAGATTATATCTGGACAAGGGTAGTTAGTGTAGTAGGCGACGGAACTAATGCTGGAAGAGGTGTTTTAGACACAGGTTTAGGACCAATTACTTTTAATGATAATATTCCTAACGGAGCCATTGCAACTAGTATTGTTCCAAGATTTGTAAATGATTTAAGCACTGCACTAGAAACAGAAATGGTTAATTTGTTGTTTGCTGGAGTGAATTTTGGTTTGCGTTATGATACAAATGCAGGTGAGTGGAAAATAATACAAACACAAAATCTTGATATAACAAATAGTTTTAGCCTTGGTAAGGCAGGCGATACATCAAACGAAAATCTTGACAGTTCTTGGCTTCTTAGTTTTGTAAAAGACAACGACCAATATAATGTAAGAATTAGAGTTATGAATTACATATTCGGTAGTGTTTCGCAAAATAGATTTTATTTCGATAAAAATGAAAAGGCATTTAATAATATTACCGGACAATTAGTTAAGGACAAGGTTAAAGTTTTAAACATTAACCCGTCAACAACTGGTGCTGAAAGTCTAAAAAGAGATTACGCATTTGAAATTTCAGACACAATACAATTTGACGATGGGTATGAAAGCACTAAAGAAATAAAATTATCGTTTAGTGATTCAGACGACGACGGAGTAATTGATGATCCTGACTCATTTATTAAAGTAGTAGGCGCTGATATAGAAAAAAATTATTTGTTCTTTGAAAAAACAACAGATGCCTATGGGTCTACAATTTATAATCTTTTTGATAATTCTAATGATACCATCATACTAAGAGAAAAAGAAACGCTAGTAAATGTAAATGATTTTGATGACGGCCAATTAATTTATTTTAGTGATATTAATGAAGATAGAGTAAAAAGAGTTGATAAAACAACCAATACACTAATACTAGAAAGTAAGTATAAGGCGAATATAGGTAGACGAAATATTAAATTTCAGTATACACATGCTGCTAGTGAAGATAGAAGAATTGATCCAAGTGTTACCAATATTATTGATCTATATTTGCTAACAAAAAATTATGATACCCAATTTAGGAACTACCTGGTAGGTGCAATAAGTCAGCCAGAAGCCCCAACTACTGATAGTCTAAGAATTGATTATGGATCTACATTGAATACTATTAAATCAATTAGTGACGAAATTGTATATCATCCTGTAAAATATAAAGTATTATTTGGCAGCACAGCAGCAGATAATGTTCAAGCACAATTTAAGGTGGTTAAAAATCCTAATAAATCAATTAACGATAATAATTTAAAAGTTAGAATTGTAACAGCAATTAATGAATTTTTTAATATCAACAATTGGGACTTTGGAGATAGATTTTACCTAAGTGAATTAACAACATATGTTATTAATTCTGTGTCTCCAGATGTTTCAAACTTTGTTATACTACCGAGACAACAAAGCCAGGCGTTTGGAAGCCTGTTTGAAATACAAAGTAAACCAGATGAAATTTTTGTAAGCGGAGCAACGGTTGATGATATTGAAATAGTGTCAAGTATTACCTCTGCCGAAATTAGATCTAGTTCAAATTCAGTGGCGAGTAATACATAATGGCAGATAAGAAATATCCCAAAAGCGAACTTCCTATTAGAAAGTCGATAGATCTTTTACCTAATACATTTAGAACAGAAGTTAACGATAAGTTTCTTTCAGGTGCGCTTGATCCCTTAATACAACCAGGAGCACTTGATAAATTATCTGGATTTATTGGTAGACGATTTGGTAAGACTTTTAAAGGCACCGATGTTTATCTTGATACTGATCAAACACTAAGAAGTCGATATCAGTTAGAGCCGGGTGTAACTGTAGAAAAAGATCAAAAATTAGAAAAATTTTATGACTATCTAGATTTTAAAAATATCCTTAAGTTTTTTGGTAACGATATTGATAGAGATGACAATATTACATACCAAGAACACTATAGTTGGAATCCTCCTATTGATTGGGACAAGTTTATAAATTATAGCGAATACTACTGGGCTCCTGCTGGACCACCGCCAATTTCAATCCAAGGGCAAGCACAAACAATTCGATCAACTTATAAGGTCAATCAAGGAATTGGGTCGTCTTGGGTGTTTACTCCGGATGGACAAACAAACAATCCTACAATAACTTTGTATAGAGGACAAACTTATAAGTTTGATATTAATTCTCCGGGTGAATCATTCACTCTAAGAACTAACTATGATACTGGATCTTTAAATTACGATCCCTTAAAAACTTATTTTCCAGGCGACCTTGCAGTTACAGACGGAAAACTTTGGAGAGCAAAAGTTGAAATATCACCAGGAGATGGCAGCAGTATTGATATTGATAGTCAAGACTGGGAATTATTAGACAGCTCTGCTTCTCTAGAATCTTTAGTTTATAATACTGGAGTAGACAACAATGCTATAGAAACAGGAACACTTACTTTTGAAGTTCCAAGAAACGCTCCTGATGTAATTTATTATCAAAGCGGAACCGATCCTAATAGGCTAGGAAGATTTATAATTGCTGATATTGATAGTAATACTTTTATAGATATAGAAAAAGAAATTATAGGTAAGAAGTATTATACAAGTGCAAACAATGTAGAATTATCAAACGGATTAGTCGTTGAATTTAGAGGGCAGGTGCAACCAGAAAAATATGCTTCTGACACATGGTTAGTTGAAGGCGTTGGAAAAGAAATTTCTTTAAAGAGATTCACTGATCTTGTTCCTCCTGTAATATCTTCGGATACACCCGAAATTTTATTTGATAACCAAGGGTTTGACACACTACCGTTTGACGATGCAAGTCAATATCCGTCAAGCAAGGATTACATTACAATTAATAGGATAAGTGCAGATTCAAACCCGTGGAGTAGATACAACAGATGGTTCCATAAATCTGTCTTGGAATATTCTTACAAATTTAGAAATAGTGATTTTGACGCTCCGGAAGTTTCTAGAGCAAAAAGACCTATTATCGAATTTCATCCAGGAATACAACTTTATGAACATGGGTCCATAGCAAAAGAGACAGTAGATTATATCGACGATTATACTACTGATGTGTTTTCTACAATTGAAGGAAGCGCAGGATACAGCATTGATGGACAGTCTTTATTCCAGGGTGCTAGAATATTAGTTACGGCAGATACAGATAGTCTTGCTAATAATAAAATCTATGAAGTTAATTTTATTACCCATAATGGAAGTAGGCAAATTAATCTAAAAGAAACTAGTGATACCAACTCCAATATAAATGAATGTGTTCTTATTAGAAGAGGAACAGTAAATGCTGGTAAGATGTTTTTCTTTAACGGAACAGAGTGGAAGAAGAGTCAGGATAAGAATTCAATAAATCAAGCACCGTTGTTTGATCTATTCGATGATGAAGGAATAAGTCTTTCAGATCAAGATTCGTATCCGGTAAGCACCTTTGATGGAACTAAAATAATCAGTTATAAGCACGGATCAGGATTAACTGATACTGAACTAGGATTTCCTTTATCATATCTAAATATTGATAATGTTGGTGATATACTCTTTGATTATAATTTTGATGCTGATAATTTTAATTACACAGAAACCCAAGTAAGATATACAAAAAATCTTAATACTTGTTATTTTAAAATAAATGGATCTCTTGATAACGGTTGGACCATAACAAAAAAAGATTATCTACAACCGATTATTGATACTACTACTATAGAAGAAGAAACAAATGCCTTTATTCTTGATACAGTTATTTGGAACAATCTTACTCCTAATGCAAAAATTATTTTATATTTAAACGGTAATCTCTTAAAAGATCCATACACTAGAAGCGAAGGAACATTTACCTTTAGTCGAACGTTTGCTGAAAAAGATATTATAACAATTAAAATAGTTGATGATATTGAACCAGAATCGGGATATTACGAAATACCAGTCGGTATAGAAAAAAATCCTTTAAACCAGCAAATACAAACTTTTACACTTGGACAAGCAACTGATCACATTAGAACTTCTTTAGAATTTGATGAAAGGTTTAATGGAATATTACCCGGGTCAAATAATCTTAGAGACATTTCGGATTTCCAGCAAAATGCAAAAAGATTTTTAAAGCACAGTGGAATTGCTGCTTCTGCAATTTCTTTACTTTGTGATAAGGACATAAACTTAATTAAATCTCTACAGTTTGCTAAAAAACAATATTCGACCTTTAAAGAAAACTTTATTAAAAAGTCGACAGAACTAGAGTTTACTTCAGATGTTATTGCAGATCAAGTAGATCAAATTATTGAAAGCCTAACAAAAACAAAAACTATTAATAGTCCTTTTGCTGATTCCGATATGATCGGAACAGGTGCTTATAACTCTACTGAATATGTAGTTGAAGATGCAGGAATTAAAACTTTTAGTCTTAATGAAAAGTTTGATCTAGACACACTCAGCAGAAAAGCAGTTTATGTTTACTTGAATAATTTACAGTTATTACATAAAAAAGACTACGAGTTTAATTCTGCATTTGGATTTATGACCTTGCTAACAGAACTATCGGTAGGTGATAAAATTGAAATACGAGAATATATATCCACAGCATACAGTCATATAGCACCAACACCAACTTCGATTGGATTATACAAAAAATATACTCCGATGAAATTCCTTGATGATACTTACAGAGAATCTCAAAATGTTATTCAAGGACACGACGGAAGTATTACATTATCCTATGACGATTTTAGAGACGATTTATTATTAGAACTAGAATATAGAATTTATAATAATATTAAACAAGAATATGATCCTAAAGTTTTTGATATTGATAATAATCTTGGCGGTTATTACGGAAATGCATTATTTTCTAAAAATGATTTTGATAGAGTAGCAAATCAAGAATTTTTAAAATGGGTGTCAAATACTAATTTATCTTATACCACAAACGATTTCTTTAAAGAAAACGAAACGTTTACCTATACCTATTCTAACATGACGGACCCCACCAAGACCCAGAATATTCCCGGATGGTGGAGAGGTGTATACAAATATTTCTACGACACAGATAGACCGCATCGTTGTCCGTGGGAGTGTTTAGGGTTCTCAGAAAAACCAACATGGTGGGACGACGAATACGGCCCAGCACCGTATACTAGTGGTAACTTAATCCTTTGGGAAGATATTAGAGATGGTATTATTAGACAGGGCGATAGAGCAGGAACATATCCAAGGTATGCAAGAACATCGATTATTTCTCATATTCCTGTGAATGCCGATGGCGAACTATTAAGTCCTCTCGATAGCGGTGTTGCAACAAACTTTACTTTAGTTAATAATAAAGGTAGTTTTGTTTTAGGAGATGTTTCACCGACTGAATATGCTTACAGATCTAGTAGCGAATTTCCATTTGTTATTATGATAGGGTTATCGTTATTAAGACCTTATGAATTTATTATTACTAATTTTGATAGATCAAAGACCAAAAGAAATGCAGTTAACCAAATTGTAAGTTCAGCAACAAATACGTTCCTTACAGTGAATGAAATTACAATTCCTAACCCAGGCGAAACACAGTCTTCAGGGCTGAGCGCATATGTTACAAGTTATTTGAAGAGTCAAGGAAATCCTATAACGGTTGGGCAGGACATACTCTCCAATCTAAACGTAAGATTATCTTCAAGACTTAGCGGGTTTGTTGATAAGTCACAGCAAAAATATTTGCTAGATAGCAAGAGTCCACAGTCTGCGTCATCAAGCATATTTGTTCCGCCAGAAAACTACAATATTGTTTTTAATGTAAGTTCACCTATTGATAGTGTAACCTACAGCGGAGTAATTTTAGAAAAGACACAAGGCGGCTGGATTGTTAACGGATATGACGATATAAATCCGTATTTTAATTATTATGCTTCGGTAGCCAATCAAAAGGATCCAGTTCTTTCAGTCGGCGGCGTTAGTGCAACTTTTGTTGTTTGGTCAACAGGACAAAAATATAATAATGGCGCAATTGTTGAATACAGAAATATGTATTACAGAGCTAAGGAAACGCATACTAGCATTGATGAATTTGAAGAGTCTCGATGGACTAAACTTCCAGAACTACCAACAATAGGAAGTGTCACGGCACAACGCAGAAGAAATTTCAATAAGTTTAGATTGCAACAATTAAGTTATGGAACTACACTAAAATTAGTCCAAGACGTTGTAGATTTTCTTTTAGGGTATGAAGAATACCTAAAGAGCCAAGGATTGATTTTTGAAAACTACAACAATGACAATCAGGTAACGCAGGACTTTACTACAGCGTGTAAAGAGTTTATGTTCTGGTCAAGACACAATTGGTCAATCGGAAGTTTGATTACACTAAGCCCCGGAGCAGAAAAATTAAAAATTACTATTCCAGTTGGTGTTGCAGATAATTTGTTTGATAGTTTTTATGAATATAATATTTTAACAGATACAGGTGAACCAATTCAGCCGGCTAACGTTGATGTAATCAGAGATTTTCAATCTTTTGAAATATCAACAACAAACACAACTAAAGGAATATATTATCTTAAAGTTAACTATGTTTTAAAAGAGCATGTAACAATTTTCTCTGATAGAACAGTTTTTAACGATGTAATATTTGATAAGCCAACGGGATATAGACAGGAAAGAATAAAGGTTCAAGGATTTAGAACTGTTGATTGGGACGGCGATTATACTTCGCCTGGATTCATATTTGATAATGTTAATATTGAATCTTGGGAACCTTACAATGATTATAGATTAGGCGATATTATAAATTATCAAGGCGTAAACTATACCAGTAAAGATAATCATACTAGTGGTGAATTTTTTAATGCACAAAATTGGACCAGACTAGATTCAACTCCTACAAAAAGTTTAATTCCTAACTATGATTATAGAATTAATCAAATAGAAGATTACTTTGATGTTGATAGTGAAGGGTTAGCAGCCAGCCAGAGAGATCTTGCAAGGCACACAATAGGATATCAAACTAGGCAGTATCTACAAAATCTTGCAGAAGATGAAGTTACACAGTTTAGGTTGTATCAAGGTTTCATCAGAGAAAAAGGCACCAATAATGCATTAACAAAGATATTTGACAAACTAGGAAGAACTATAGAAGAAGGTGTTACTCTAAAAGAAGAATGGGCTTTCAAACTTGCTGAGTTTGGCGGTAATGAACAATCTGATAATATTGAATTAAAGTTACAAACGGACCAGTTTGAAATTAACCCGCAACCTGTTTTAATTACTGAAACTTCGCAAGGTGATTTTATAGATAGATATTATAGGGTTGACAAGTCTGATTTTCTATATGCTCCGATACCTTATACTACAGCAATTAATACAACAACACTTAATGATATCACCAAGAGATCTGCAGGATATGTAAAAACTAATCAAGTGGAATATATCTTAAAGACTAGAGATGATATACTTGATTTAGATATAGACTTTATTGATGAAAATGATCATATATGGATTACATTTGATAAACAGTCTTGGTCAGTATTAAGGGTTAATTTTGTAAATGAGTTAGCCATAACTAATATAACCACAGACAAAAATATTGTAACAATTAAATTTGATAAAAGACATAATTTATCAATAGATGATATTATAGGATTAACTGATCTAGGAGACATAACTGGGTTTCATAAGATAACATCAGTTCAAACTTTCACAGTTACATTTGAAACAGATACACCTCCAGCAGATACCAATTTTGAACCTAGTTCATTTGCTTACCCTGTGCTGCTTACCGAAGCAAGATACTCGACTTACGATGATATGGATCCCGAACAGGTTGCATTGATGGGAAGAGGATCAAACTTATTCATAGATAAAAATTCCGATGGTAAGTGGGAAGTATTAGAAAAAAATAAACAATACAGTTCTAAGAAAATTTTAAATTTTGGTTCAAGCACACCCATTCATGCAGGTAAAAAAGTAATATATGCCGAGCAGCAAAAACAAATAATAGCATCAATAACAGGTTCGGCACTGGTTGTTTGTTATTTAGAGACACCTACTGGGTTAGATGTAAAACAGTTATTGCAACCAATTGAAGGATTTACCGCAGCGGTAACAGGCACCTTTGGCGATGAAATCGCAACTAGCCCTGATAATCAGTGGTTAGTTATAGGGTCACCGAAGGCAAGCGGAATAAGAAGTAACTTCAGAGGAGTTTTTAATTCTTTTGATTCTTATGCTGCTGGAGATATTGTTCAATATGGTGCGCAATTATGGAAGGCAGTAAGATCGGTTGTTGCCGACGGTAGCACAATTAATGTCTACACAGATGATTGGGAAGTTGTCAAAAATATACAAGCATTAGAATCGGGTTCCTCTGAAGGATATCAAGAACAAGGAATGATATCTGTCTATAGATATTCTGCTAACCAATGGAACTTAGTTGATAGTTTTGTAAGTCCTAGAGCCGATGGCGACAGATATTTTGGAAGTAAAATAGCATTAGCCAAGAATGGAAATACTTATTCAATGGCAGTTTCTGCACCCGGTGCTGCGGGCAACAAGGGAAGAGTTTACCTTTACGTATATAATGAAACAGAAGGGTGGATACTCGATCAAAATTCTAACTATAAAGGAACGTATGAGCCAGGCGGAACATTTACTTCTGAAGAAATGAAATCCGGTAGAACTTATACAATTAGTTCTAGCGGAACTTCAAACTTCTTATTAGTCGGCGCATCTAGCAATGCCCCAGGCACAGTGTTTGCATCAACAGGTCCTACAGAAGGAACAGGAACAGTAATTCAGCAAACATTCTATCCAGAAGGTAGTATTGTTTATTATGCAGGAAATTTATGGCAAGCCATAGCAGATAACGAAGGCGACGGTAGCACAATAACAATTGAATCTTCTGATTGGATAAAACTTGACAATGTTAACACACTAACGTCTCTTCCACAGAGTGTAGGAATAGAAGATGATGGCTCTACATTGGCAACAGGAATACTGAACGCAGATCAACTGGCTGAACTGATAAAAGTAGGTGATAAATTTGGTAGTTCACTAGCAATGGACTACACTGGTAACACACTAGTAATTGGTGCTGTAGATGCAGACGGCCAATATTTTCCTAATTATAGAGGAAACTGGCAACCTAATTTTGAATATACAGAAGGTGACGTTGTTAGGCACGAAAGCCAATATCATAGACTAGATAATATAGGAATAACATCAGTTGGCCCTGACAGCACAATAAGAAGTTTCAATCAATCACCCGACGAAGGCTATCCTTGGGTAAATGTTGGTGATAGCTCGTCTGAAGCAGTTGGTAAGGTTTTTGTTTATAAGAAAAACACCAACGGTTATTATAAGTTACAACAAACGATAACTGCTGATTCTCTTCAGGATATAAGTGATCTTGATACTGTGGAAAATATTAGTAGCGGAGACCAATTAGGCTACGCTGTATCTATAGATTATAGTGGTAACAACCTGGTTATAACTAGTCCAAGAGCAGATAAGAATTTCCAGAATCAAGGAAGTGCATACATTCTTAAGTATGAAACAGATTCAACGCAGGAAAGATTTAGAATAAAACAAAAGATAGAAAGTTTTGGAAGATATCCTAACGAATATTTTGGACAGAGCGTTGCTATTTCTGCTAATACTGACAGAATTGTAATTGGAGCAAACAATACTGGATACAATTTCCCAATAAGATTCGACGAAAGTCAAACTTTCTTTGATGAAAGTAACACAACATTTAAAACCTATGGAGGGTATTCTGGTGCTGTGTATGTTTTTGAAAAGAAAGGGTCTAAATATTATCTAGCAGAAAAATTAGAAGATGATCTTTCACTAAATGAATCCTTTGGTCATACGGTAGCACTAACAACAGATGTGGTTATTGTAGGATCCCCGTATTATATCTCCCCAGCCAGCCATGGTGCTACATTAGATTTTACAGGACCTGTAACGGGAATGGTAAGATTATTTAGAAAAGATCAAAACATTAAATCTTTAGAAATCGTTGGCCAACAAACTCCTAAGGTAGATTTAGAATCTATCAAAAGAATTTCGTTGTATGATGAAGTAACTGACACTAAAATACAGAACCTTGAAATATATGATCCTGGAAAACTTAAATTACTTGCTGAAGCAGAAAAAGAACTGTCATTTAAAACACCTTATGATCCTGCAATTTATAATGTAGGCACTGATGACGTTGTGGTCGATGCAAATATTTCTTGGTATGAAAAAAATGTTGGTAAATTGTGGTGGAATCTTTCTACCGTAAAATGGATAGATTATGAGCAAGGCGATACTGCTTATAGACTTGCCAATTGGGGTAAGCAGGCAGTAGGATCAAGCGTAGATGTTTACGAATGGGTAGAATCAAGATTACTTCCTAGCGAATGGTCAGCAGTTGCAGATACAACAGAAGGATTACAACTAGGAATAAGTGGCCAGCCTCTATATACTGATGATACAGTTTATACATTCAAAGAATTTTTAAATGTTGATACTGGACAAACAACAGAAACAAAATATTATTTCTGGGTCAAGAATAAAGTGACAGTTCCTGATAATACTTTAGGTAGAACAATTTCAGCCGCGTCTGTTGCGTCATCAATAACTGATCCTTCGACATTAGGAAACACATATATTGCACTTGCTGCATCTGATAAAGTTTTCTTTTACAATTACAGAAATATAGTTTCCAGTGATACAACTATACTAAACATTGAAAAGTTTAACGATACTAGTGCTAAAAATTCAATTCATAATGAATATCAATTGTTAACTGAAGGTGTAGCAGACAGCATTCCTGCAGATAAACTTGAAAGAAAATGGATTGATAGTTTAGTTGGATACGATAAACAAGGTAATAGAGTTCCTGATCCTAACTTACCTATTAAGCAACAGTTTGGTATAGGGGTTAGACCTAGACAAGGAATGTTTGTTAATAGAAAACAAATTTTAAAACAAACAATACAAACAATTAATGCAGTATTACAAAAAGAGGCTTTTGCTAATACAATTAATTTTGAAAATCTAAATTTATTTGATGAACAACCCGACAAGAGTTTATATCTTTATGATTTAAGTGTTTCTAATTTAATAGATTTAGAAACAGTAGGAACCACAAGAGTTACTAGAGCAATTCTAACTCCAAATATTATTGATAATGAAATTAGTTCGATCAATATTATTGATCCTGGGTTTGGTTATAAGCCACAAGAACTTTTTGATCAAGAAATTGCTGGAGTTTATCAAGGACCTGCTGTGACCATAGAGGGAGATGGCGAAGGAGCAGAAGCAGTATCTCATATTGATGGGCAGGGAAGAATAGTTGCAGTAGTAGTAACGAAGAGAGGAAAAAATTATACATATGCTGAAGTTTCTGTTAGACGATTCTCAGTGTTGGTAGAAAATGATAATACGGTAAACAATTTTTGGGCAATTTATGCATGGGACGATGAAAGAAAAAGTTTCTTTAGAAGTGCCTCCCAAGGTTTCGATACAAGAAAATACTGGAATTATGTTGACTGGTGGAAGGAAGGTTATGGTCCTACCTCTCGAATTATTAAAGAAATTTCAGATGTGTCAAGAGAACCTACAATTAACGTTGAAATTGGAGACCTTATAAGAATTAAGGAATACGGCTCAGGTGGGTGGGCAGTGTTTGAAAAGAATGTAGAAACTAGTAATCTACCTTTAGGAAATTATTCGTTAGTTGGTCGATTTAATGGAACTATACAGTTATCAGTCTCATTATATGATGTTGATACCAGCGGTATTGGTTTTGATAATATTACAAGTTTTGATACTGGATTGTATGATTTAGAACCATCGGACGAGTTAAGAAATATATTTAAGGCAGTTAAAGAAAATATCTTTGTTGGCGATTACGCTGTAGAATGGAATAAGATATTTTTTAATTCTGTAAGATATGTATTACACGAACAAACATATGTTGATTGGACATTTAAAACCAGTTTCCTAAATGCAATACACAATGTTGGTGAGTTTAAAACTATAAGCAATTATAAGAACGATAATTTAGATAGTTTTGCACAATACATAGATGAAGTAAAACCATATAGAACTACAATAAGAGAATACATCAGTAAGTATGATTCTACAGAACAAACGCCTCTTTCAACAACAGACTTTGATTTACCTGCGGTATATTCCGATGCGGCAGGATCCTTTACAACTGTTAATAATCTAAGTGATGAAATAAACAGATATCCTTGGAAGCATTGGGCTGATAATAACGGATATAACATTATTAATATTGTTATTTCCTCAGCAGGAAGTGGATATGTTAGTCCGCCTAAGGTAGTTATTGAAGGAAACGGATCAGGAGCATCTGCTCAGGCATTTATATCTAGTGGTAAGGTTGTTGGAATTAAAATATTAGACGAGGGCACAGGGTATACTAAAACACCAACTGTATCGCTAGTAGGCGGAAATGGTAGTTCAACAGATATTGCAAAAGCAGTAGCAAAGTTAGGCGAAACAAAGGTTAGAAATTTTGATATAGCCATAAAATTTGATAGAATAACTAAGAACGGATTTTATTCTCAGTTTAGTGATACTGAAATATTTACAGCATCAGGAACAACTTCTGTTTTTGATTTAAAATATGCACCAACTAGAGATAAATCCAAGATAACAATTACTAAAAATGATCAGATAGTTTTAAGTAGTGAATATTTAATTACTTTATATAAAACTAATACTGAAGATTTTAATATCTTAAAAGGTAAGATTACATTTATAGTTCCACCGTTATCTGGTGATGTTATAAAAATAATTTATGAAAAGAACGATGAGTTATTAGATAGCGTTAACAGGATTGAAAAATATTATAGTCCTGTTACAGGAATGAAAGGCACAGACCTCGACCAATTAATGACAGGTATCGATTATGGCGGAGTTCAAGTTCAAGGAACAACGTTTGATGTAACAGGCGGATGGGATGCCTTACCATGGTTTACAGACAGTTGGGATAGTGTTGAAGCAGCCTCTGATTATTATCATGTATGTGACGGAAGCACTGAATATGTTGTATTGCCCTTTGTTCCGACAGATGGACAGCAAATTAATATCTATCTAAAACGAGAAGGCGAAGGTTCATTACCTACTGTTGATGATTTACAGTATAGTGAAAGTGTGAAAAATCCTCCTGTTGTAAGAATTGATGATCCATACTTTGGAGGTGATAACGATTCATCTTTAGTTACAAATGAAAATGCATTAATGCCAACATTTGTAGGGGACGGATCTACTACACAGGTAGAAGTAGGTCAGTATATCAGAACTAACGATGGAGATATTTTAATATTCCGTCCAATCGAAAGCGACGGCGCAGTAACTATTACTGATCCCAACATTGTTGATTCCAATATAAGTGGCGGAAGTTTAAGTGTGATGGAAGGTGCCTATGCAACTGCTTCGGGAATAACTTCACAAGAAATAAAAATCGAAGGCGGAAGATTTATAGGACCAGAGCAAGTTCCTGCAACAGAAGAAAATGTTCCCGGACAAATACTTGATAGTCTTAGTATTAAAGTCTATCAAACTACAAACAACGGTGTTGCTCCTATACAATCTAAGGTTATTATTTCGGATGGGTCTACAAACAGTTATGATATAGGACAACAAGTATTTGAAAACAAATCAGTTTTAGTTTTTGTCGACGGAATTAAAAAAGATTTAGATACTGATTATGAAATAGTAGGCGACAGGACAGTAGTGTTTACATCAGTTCCTGATTCAAATAAAAAGATCGAGCTTATTTCAATAGGAATTGGCGGAGTTAGTCTTCTAGACTATCAAGAGTTCAATGCCGACGGGGAAACGAGCCTATACCTAACCAATGCCCCTTATGAGTTAACAACAAACGTGTTTACAACAATTAATGGAGTCGAAACAGATGCACAATTTACCAACAGCACAGACTTAGTTGATACAGTAGGTAGAACACTAATTCAGTTTGGAACAGTTCCTTCCGAAAATTCAGTTATTAAAATTATAGTATTGGGCACTTCAACTGATACTGATTCATCTAACCTGTCAATTGTTAGAGTGAATCGACAGACTGTAATCTATAATGGGACTGATAGAAATTATAATTTAGATAATTTTGTTCAACTTACAAGAGAAAGTTCTTTATCGTCGATAGTAGTAGAAGTTAATGATGTAAAATTAAAAGGGCCGGACACTGTTTATGACATCTATGATGGCACCACAAACTCTTACACACTAGGACAAGATCCTGAAGAGGGAGCAGGAACTATACTTTCAGCAAACATATCAGTGTTTGTAAATGGAGAGAGAAAAACTTTTATTCAGGATTATGTATATGACGGAACAACAAGAGTATTAACATTTACGACAGGCCTTCTACAAACTGGAGATGTTGTTAAGATTGAAAATAATTTAAGAAGTGAATACAGCATAGAAAATGGTGATATTGTTGTGGATAGTTCTGTATCTTTAACAACAGGAGACGAAATAGAAATTACATGGTTTAATGAATATCCTAGTATGAAAATTGATAGTGATGTTATTGTAGGAGGAAAGGTAAACTACGAATTACCATTTACTCCGTTGGGTGTTGACTACGTTTGGGTTTACAAGAACGGTGTTAAATTAATACAGGATATTGATTATTATATTTCATTACCGAGAGGAGTTATATATCTTGAAGTAGAAAATACTTTTTCTGATACGATAACAATTACTACATTCGGAACAGAAATTTATAGATTACCTAGTGCATATGAAATAAACAAAGATATGCTTAATGTTTATAGATATAATAGATATTCTAAATCAACAATTGTATTAGCAAAAGAATTAAATTACTATGATGATACAATAGAAGTTTCAGATGCAACCAACTTATATCAACCAATTAGAAACAGAAATATTCCAGGAATAATTGAAATTGATAATGAAAAGATTGAATATATGACAGTTGAAGGAAATACTCTTGGCCAATTAAGAAGAGGAGTGCAAGGAACAGCAATTAAAGAGTTACACCAATTAAATGATAATGTAGTTGATCTAGGACCAAGAGAAGCATTACCGTATACAGAAAGCCAGGATAGAATTGATTTTGTAGGCGACGGCAGTAGTTTGCTAGTTGGCCCACTTGATTTTGTTCCTAGTAAGTCTAGTGTAGGATCTTGGAGTGTAACAACTATTCCGAATGATTATGGAAGGTGTGACACAGTTGAAGTATTTGTTGGCGGAAAACGTCTTAGAAAAACACCACTAACAATATTTGATGAAACGCTGGGTCCAGTTAGTCCTCAGGCGGATAAGGAAGTAGAAGCAGAGTTTTCTGTGGATGGAGTGACTCCATACATTAGATTAACCGTTCCTGCAGGTGCTGGAACTAGAATAACAATAATTAAAAGGACGGGTCAAACATGGTATGACAAGGGTGCAACCACAGCAAGTGCTGGAATTACACTTTTATCCAATAATACACCAATTAGTAAGTTCATTGCTGCTAAGTCAACCAAGTTACCTGAATAAATACACTATGAAACGTGAAGAGAAAGATATGCCAAAGGATAATATGCAAAATAAACAATCTCCTAAACCTACAGTAAATGAGACCGGAGGGTTCCATTTTGAAGGACATATAAAGATTTTTGACCCTGAAACTGGTGAAGTTTTCCAGGATAAACGCAACGCCATCCACTACGAAAACATGAGTGTTGCAATGGTTCAATCGCTGTCAAATCAAGGTCTAGGAACAATTTATGAAATGGCGTTTGGATCAGGCGGAACAACTGTTGATCCAACAGGACTTATTACATATCTTACACCAAACACTGTGGGCATAAATTCAAGTCTTTATAATGAAACATATACTAAAGTAATTGATCAAAATGCAACTACAAATGCTGATCCTACAAGAAACAAGATGGAAATTAGACACATTAGTGGAGCAACTTATAGTGATATTGTTGTGAGCTGTTTGTTAGACTATGGCGAACCAGAGGATCAAGAAGCATTTGATAATAGTGTTAACATGGACGGAAATTTTGTATTTGATGAACTAGGATTAAAATCATACGATCCTAATGGCGGCGGAAAACTATTAACACATGTTATCTTCCATCCTGTTCAAAAATCATTGAATAGATTATTACAAGTGGATTATACAATTAGGATCCAAAGTTTAACAGGGTTTAACGAGGGATAATAAATGCCATATATTGTAAATTTTACAGACAAAGATAACAAATCCCCAATTACCGTTTTCGATAATACATCGAGCCAAGATACAAGTTTAACTTTTCCTGGAAGAAATGTAGTTGGATACGGACAGATTATTGCAGAAAACTTTCTTTCACTACTAGAAAATTTTGCATCATCTAGTCAACCAATTAATCCTATTGAAGGACAATTGTGGTATGACACAACAAATGGTGTATTGCAATTATATGATAATACAAATTGGAAAGCAGCATCAAATATACAAAAAGGTCCAACTGAGCCGAGCGTTGAAAATTCTAAAGTTGGCGAACTTTGGGTTGATACAACAAATCAACAACTGAGAATTTATACAGGTAGTAGATGGCTGTTGGTCGGACCGAGTGAAAGTGCTATTGACGGTAAGAGATATGGCCCAGCAGTTGAAAAGATTGTTGATCAGGATAACTTTGATAGAAACGTATTAATATTTTATATTGCTGATACTCCTGTTGTAATATTATCAAGAGATTCATTTACACCTAAAATTGAAATTAAAGGCTTTGATCAAATCAAGTCCGGTTTAAATATTGCAACCCCTGCTAATGCAAGTGAAGCAACTGAATTTGAAAGCATCTTCTTAGGAGGAGAACTTCCTAAGTTAATCGGAACCGCTGCAAATGCCGATGCATTAAATGTAGGTGGAGTTGAAGTAGCAGCAGCAAAATTTTTAAGAAGTGACGCAACAAACACAACAGAATTTGGCTTCAACATAAGAAATAACCAAGGTTTAACAATTGGTCTTGATGGAAACTTCCAGTTAACAACATCATCAACCTCAGCAAAAATATACAATAGTGCTGCTGGTAGTTCACTAGACTTACAAGTAAACAGAAATGGCATACCTGATACAATTTTAAGAATTTTAGATGATAAAGTAGGTATTAATGTTGCTGCACCAGATGCTGAATTAGATGTTGACGGTGATATTGGGTTGACCGGATCACTACTAGTGACAAACGTTAATGATACAATTAATCTAGATACCGGTAGTATCAGAACAGAAGGCGGCGCTTCTATTAAGAAAAGTTTAAGAGTTGGAAGAAACTTATTAGTAGAAGGCAATACAATTACAAAAGATGTATTGCCAGAAGCAACTGAAACATATGATATAGGATCTGTAGCATTTAGATATAACGAAGTTAGAGCAAAACTAATTATTGCCGATGAAATTCAAGGGACCATCAGCGGTAACATTACTGGTAACGCTAACACAGCAACTAACTTAAAAAATACAACTAGTTTTTCAATTGCTGGTGATGTAGTTTCCTCAGGATTTACATTTGACGGTATTGGTGATCCTAAAGTGTTTAACACACAGTTGACAGCAAACATTATTACCAGTAAGAATACACCACTACCTAATGTATCAGGATCCGAGGATCAAATACTTGTTTATAGAGCAAATCCATTAAGAACAGGTAGTTCGGTAGGTTTATTAAAACAGAACAGAAATACATTTGTAGGAGACTTGGGTGTTCCTTTGGGGGCAATTCTTCCTTATTCAGGTGCAACTGCACCATACGGTTATCTATTATGTGATGGAGGTGAAGTTGAAATTGCAAAATTTAGAGAACTATACGATATCATAGGAACTACGTATAATGGATCCGCAGCACTCAACGGTGCAGTCGGTAAAACATTTAGAGTTCCAGATCTAAGAGGTAGATTTGCACTAGGTAAACACAACATGGATAACAACATTAATGTTCCTAATGATGTCGGTGGAACAGTTGATAATGGCGGCGGCTCTCCAGTTCCAGCAAGAATTGACGGAACTGAACCAGAAACACTAGCAGCATCAAGCGGTTCGAGTTCGGTTAGTTTAACCCTTTCCAACCTACCAGAACATAGCCATACACTACAGGGAGACAGCGAACAATTTTACGCTGTTAGGGTTGATACTGCACCAACTATTAGTTCAGTATCAGGTAATGGACCTAACAATCCGGGAGAAGCACAGTATCTTCCTGACACAGGAGGAGTCAAGAAACCATCAGGAACTACACTAGGATCCGCAGTTGGTATTATGAATCCTTACTTAACATTAAATTATATTATTAGATCAGGACCACCTGCTTTTGAAACAATAGGAACGTAATAAATGGCTTATCAGATTAATAAAACAGATGGAACAATTGTAGCAACCGTAGCAGATGGCCAGGTTGATAGTATTTCAACTGATATTACACTCATTGGTAAAAACTACAGTGGGTTTGGCGAAGCATTAAACGAAAACTTTATTAAGTTGCTTGAGAATTTTTCAAGCACGACCCAACCAACTAACCCAATTAAAGGCCAAATTTGGTTTGACGGAACTGAAAACAAACTTAAAGTTTATAGTGGAACTGCGTTTGTTCCTGTTAGTTCTGCAACAATTTCTAATACACAACCCACAACACTAGGAGTTGGTGATCTTTGGTTTAATGATACACAGAAGCAATTATATTTCTTTGATGGAACAACAACTATTTTGCTTGGTCCGGACTATTCACAAACGCAAGGACTGAGCGGTTTTAGAGTATCGAGCATACTAGACTCTCTTAACCAGACCCGTGTTATTACTAGTTTATATAATAATGGAATCTTATTAGGAATATTTTCAAAAGATTCATTTACACCTAAGAATGCAATAGAAGGTTTTAACGGAAGCATTTCGCCAGGGTTCAACCAGGGAACCTTATCAGGAATGAAGTTTAATGTTACAGCGACCAATGCCGAACAACTAGGTGCTGTTGCTGCAACAACATATGCAAGAAGAGACACATCAAATCAGTTTGCTGGCCAAATAAGAGTTAATTCGGATTTAGGTATGGTATTTGGCGCTGGTGACCAAGGTAACCTCACAGTTGACGCAAACGGTAATGTTTTCTTCTTAAACTCTGCACAGGACAAAACACTAACAATTAGTGTGAGAAAAGGTATCGTTCAAGAAAATGCAGTTGTAGTTGAAGCAACAGATAGAAAAATTAGCCTGTATGACGGATTCACTGACAGTGAAATTATAATGGGAGGCGATGTTGAAATCAAGGGAAACACCACAATTAGAGGTCAGTTAACGATTGAGGATGGGGACATCCTAAGTCTTAATACACAGAATCTAGTTGTTGAAAATAAGCAGATCGAATTAGCACAAACCGGAGATGACGCAACAAACTCTGATACGGTGGCTGATGGCGGCGGACTGGTCCTTAAAGGTCCAGCAGGAAATATTGATCATGTGTTATTGTGGTCAAATCTAGGTCTGCCATCAACTTCGAAAACTCCAACACTTGCTGCACAGGCCTGGACTTCATCAGAACACATCAACCTTGCAACGGGCAAGGCATTTAAAATTAATGGCGTAACAGTTTTGGATGGTAACAGTCTAGGAGCAGGTATTACCAGTATTCCTGGTGTTACTGCTTTTGGAACACAGAATGTAGTTAACATTGGTGCAACGCCTCCTACTGCCGATGCTAAATTTGAAGTTGACAGTGGAAGTGGTAAACCAAGAATTACAACTATACTTGCTGACAGTGATTTAGAACTAGCCCCGAACGGAACGGGTAATGTTGCACTAATAGGCTCGCCACAGATTACAGGATTGGCTGACCCTACTGATGCACAGGACGGAGCAACCAAGGAATACGTTGACAACATAACAGAATCTAGAAGCCTAGCGTTTTCCATGGACCTAACTGACGGTAAGCCAAACAGTTATATCGGTGGAACAATACTGTCTCAACTTGCACCAGTATCAGAATACAGAAACGGAACAATAGCAAGAATTCTTTGCACAACATTAAGTAATTCAACAACCAGTTTGGATATTAATCCACTGTTAAATGAAACAACAGCAGAATTCAATACACCAACGGGTCAGGCTTTTGCGATTACAAACGTTGCGGCGTCGGCGGCAACAATATCGGCATCAACTATTACAACTACGAGAGTTATTAAGACTTTCCAACTTTTGGCAGGAACATGGAGTTTTGTTTCTGAAGTGTCACTACCATAATGGAACTAGGAGCGTTAAATGGCATATGTAATTAATAAAACGGATGGGACAGCATTTACAACCCTACAAGATGCAACCATCAACACAGATTCAAGCCTAACACTAGTAGGCAGAAATTACATAGGTTATGGTGAAGCACAAAATGAAAACTTTCTATTCCTACTAGAAAATTTTGCTAACATATCTGCCCCATCTAGACCTATTAGTGGGCAATTGTGGTTTGATACAAGCATTAATGTCCTAAAAATATACGACGGTGACAAATGGGCGGAAGTTGGGTTTACAGCAATTTCTTCAACCCCACCAGTTGATCCTTTAACGGGATCATTTTGGTTTAAGACAGGAAGTAATACGCTTCACACATGGGACGGCAATACTTGGGTATTCATTGGTCCGGAATCAGCAGAAGGGTATGGAATAACAAGGGCAAGAAGCACAACATTACTAGCAGACAATGCAGTAACATATGCAGTAATTTTGTTAACCGTTAATGATATTGTTATTGGTATACTCTCATCGAATGCATTTACTATAGACAGTTCAAATGCAATTTCAGGATTTAGTGATTTAGATGATGGCCTAACACTAAGCACAGCATTTACTCTTAAAGGAGATGTAAATGGAAATGCAGCATCCGCAACACAGTTTAAGAACACAAGATTAATTAACGGAATAGGGTTTAATGGAACTAGAGACATTACCATTAAGGCAGCAACACCACAAAGATTAGAAGCCGGCGATCATTTAACCGGAAATGATTTTGACGGGAGTGCAAACGTAACATGGAATGTTGATGCAACATCATCTAATTCAATTGGAAAGGTAGTTGTTAGGAACAGTGCCGGCGGATTTAGTGCAGGATTAATTACTGCTGATCTAGCAGGTGATGTAACGGGTAATGTAACTGCAAACTCAGGAACTTCAAGATTTGATATTATTGAAGCGAATACATTTATTGGGGCAACACTAACAGGTAATGCAAACAGTGCAACAAAATTAAGAACTTCACGCAACATAAACGGTGTTCCGTTTAACGGTCTTGCTGATATTACGGTAACAGCAAGTGCTAGAACACTTACTGACACGGCTCTAGCAGCAACCGTTGTTAGTTCTCAATTAGAAAGCGTGGGCACACTTAATAATTTAGATGTTAACGGGCCTGTTACAGTATCAAACTCATTTGGAGTAGTTGCTTCTGGTTCACAAACACAGTTAACGTCTGAAAGAATACTAAGTTTAAAGGTAATAGATAATGGCGGCCTTGATTCTTCAATAGTTGATTTGATATCACCAGACGTATCCAGTCTAAACGGAACTGGTGTCCAAGGCGGATTAATTCCTAGCGTAGATCAGGATGTTGATCTAGGCAAGAGCACAAACAAATGGGATAACGTTCATGCAAATTTATTCATAGGCGATCTACAAGGTAACGCTGATACAGCCACACTTGCTACCACCGCTACAAATATCGCGGGCGGAGCCGCGGGCTCTATCGCTTACCAGACTGCGTCTGGAACTACCGCGCTTCTCCCTGCAGGAGCCGCTGATCAAGTATTAGCATCAAGAGGAACTGCTGCACCACCTGTGTGGGTAGACAATGTATTTGAATCAGCACAAACAGTTAAACTAAAAACCGCAAGGACAATTAACGGTGTTAGTTTTGATGGAACTGCAAATATTACAATAACTGATAATACAAGAGTAGCACTGGCTGGCGATACAATGACAGGGTTCCTTACTCTTCATGCTACACCAACAGCAAATATGCATGCCACAACTAAACAGTATGTTGATAGCGAAATAAGTGCTGCGGTAGCAGCAATACCAAACCCTTATTGGGCTGGAGCAACAACATTGGCAAATGTCCAGGCAACTTATTCTGCATTCCCGGCAGGAACTATTGTTTCATTCTGGGACGAAAGAGCCTATTCTAGACCTGCTAATTCAAATGGTGGTAGTGTTAGCATTGTTGATAGATATAGAAGAAAAGTAGAAAAACAGCCAAACGGCTCATGGATTAATATAGGATAAATATGGATATGAATAGGCAAACGGCACTAGCACAGTTTAATAAATTAAACAATAAGTTTACAACTGTTATCGGAATGGTAGATGATCAATCTTTGCTCAATCACGATTTATATCTTTATAGAGAAATTGAAATAGATCTCGACAATGAAAATGTCAGAGGCGACTATGACAACTATGAGATTTATGATGTAAATGCTGCTCCTCTAATGACAGAGGACGCATTAAACACTCTAGCAAGAACAAGAATCACGGACAAGTATCCATTAGAAGATCAATTAAGCATTTTAGGTGGTGCCATAGAAAGATTAGCAGACAATGCTGGAATTGAAGCAGACGATTTAAAAGAAATGAATGACTTTATTGCTGAAGTTAGACGTGCCAACGGCATTAGAAAAGAATACTTTAGAAATAACAGTCAGATTACATATAAAAGCACCGAAGATGTTGCAGCAGAAGTTGCAGAAAAATATGAAGGTGCTATTCAGGAGTATGGTGATGACATACGTGATATCTAAATATCTTGATAAAGTTACTGCACTAAGAGCAAAGCAGCATGCAGAATCTCTCGATGAAGCAAGATGGGTTAGAAGATCACAACTTACCCCACCTAGACAGGTTGAAAATTCGTCATGTGCATACGATTTTTGTGGACATTCTCAAATGCCACAGCACATAGTTGAATTTTTAAAATCTATTGCTCCTTATTTCGAGGAACATCGACTTGCAGAGATAGCAATAAATAGATACAACATCGGTGATCATCTCGGTAAGCACAGAGATTTTGACTACTACAGAAAAAATCTAGTTATTTCATTACAAGACAGTGATGACGGTGTGATGATCAATGATGATGATAAATTTATACAGGATTCTGTTGGACAAGGAATTTGTATTGATGGAATAGGGCCGGTGCATAGTGTTGCACCTGTAAACAATAAAAGATATTCTTTGGTGTATCTTTACGAGTAGGAAATTATGGCACATATTTTAAAAACAGCATTAAGTTTAGACAGTTTAACAGGACTAGATACATTAAAATCTAGTATAGATTTTTCATCAAATAATACTAGACTAGGTGCCAACGGCTATGATAGTTTAAGCAAGTATGAAGTTTCAAAATGGAAATCTTGGAATAGAACCCAAAGAGCTAATTTTAAGTCATATTTTGAAGAAGCCGATATTAATAAAGCAGTAATTGGATACTTTTTAAAATTTCCTGCAAACACAGGACGTTTAGATACAATGGATGCATGGGAAGGTGTAAGTGCAGCAGGAACAATTGTTGCATACAGTCTAACAGACAACAATAATATTACCATAGATAACCAAGTAGTTTCGGTGTCAAGAGGGCAAGGAGTGGAGTTTTCACTTACTAATAGGCACTCTGTAAGCACTTCATCTGCGGAAAAGAACTGGGCATGCTTGATGCTTATGAAGTAAAAACGAATAAATACAACTGAACTAGGAAAAAAATAAAATGGCATACCAAGTAGATAAATTTAATGGAACTTTTTTAACGTCTGTAGAAGACGGAACCATAGATACAACCACAGATATAAGATTTGTGGGCAAGAACTATGCTGGGTATGGCGAAGTTCAAAATGAAAATTTCCTACATCTATTAGAAAATTTTGCTAATACCACTTCTCCACCAAAAGCAGTAGAAGGTCAAATCTGGTATGACAGCGGAAATAAAAAATTAAAATTTTATGATGGTTCTAAGTTTAAAGCAGCATCTGGTTCAGAAACCAGTGCAACTGCGCCAGGCGGGTTAGGAATTGGTGACTTTTGGTGGGATACCTCTGCAAAACAATTATATGCCTATGATGGTGCAGCATTTGTTCTCATCGGACCTGAAGCATCTCCGGATTTAGGAACCAGTGGAGTTGTAGCGCAGGTAGTCAAAGACACAGGAAATACAAACCATTCGATATTAAAAATACTAGCAGCAGGAAAGACGATAGCAATAGCGTCACAGACTGCGTTTTCTTTAAACAGTTCAGTTAACCCTATCGATGATTTTACAGCAATCAAAAAAGGTATTACTCTAGCCAATACAGATACTAATGGTATTAGTGCAAACGATTATATCTATTGGGGAACTTCATCTAATTCTCTGAGACTAGGTGGACAACTAGCAGAAGATTATGTATTAAAATCTTCTGTAAACTTTGAGAATACTGTTTTCTTTGATGACGATGGAGCAATATTTGGCGATCAACGAGATTTAAGAATTTGGATTCCAGCAGGCGACGATCCAACTGTAAACAGTTTATTAGGAAACCCATTAAATTTCATAGTTACTGACGGTGGTGTTAATTACAAGTCGTTACAAATTACTATTGCTGGTATTCAACCAGGAACAAATGGTGCATTTGATATTGGAACTAGCAGTTTAAAATGGAAAGATGTTTTTGCTGGTAATGTTTATGCTGATGTTACTGGTAATGTTACTGGTAATTCAAACGGTGAACATACAGGAAATTTATTAGCAAATGATACACAGATAATGATAAATGCATCGACCAAGGAAATTGGTTACGCAAGTGCAACCTTAAAAGGAACATTATTAGGTAATGTTAGTGGTAATGTTACTGGAACGGCATCAAATGCAACTCAATTAAATAATATTACTCCGTCCATTGGAGTTCCTAGTCCATTAACAACTTCTATTCCGGTAAGAGATTCAAACGGTGATATTACAGCCAATCAATTTAAAGGAATTGCTGATAAAGCAGATCAGGTAAATGTTGATGGAACATATAGGGTAGCAGATACTGATCCTGTAGGTAATACAGTAGCAGCAAGAGATAGTTCTGGAAACTTAGAAGCAGTTCTTTTTGAAGGAACTGCAACTGCGGCTAGATATGCCGACCTTGCTGAAAAATATTTAACAGATAACAATTATGAAGCAGGAACAGTAGTTTCGGTCGGTGGCGCCCAAGAAGTTACACAGTCTAAAGAAGGCGATAGAGCATTAGGTGTTATTTCAGCACAACCTGCATATATGATGAATGCACACTTAGCAGGCGGACAATTTGTAGCACTAAAAGGAAGACTACAGGTTAAAGTAGTCGGAGCAGTTAGAAAGGGCGACAGACTTGTTGCAACTGATAACGGATGTGCTAAAGTATCAACAGCATCGCCTGATGTATTCGGAATTGCCCTTCAAGACAGTAATTTAGAAACTGAAAAAATGATTGAAGCGGTAGTTCTATAATGACAGATATATTCGCGAGTGACCTTAATACCATTAGAACAAAAATTATAGATGTTCTAGGGCCAGGTAGTCAAACCTTTGGTTATGGTCAGACAGTATATAGTGCGTCAGTCAACGCAGGACAGTTAATTCGTAAAATTGATTGGGATGCTGTAAGATACGACATTATAAATACTTACATACACCAAACCGGCAACGATCCTAGCACAATTGTAGTTAGCACACTGGACACAATCAATGATGATGCTAGTGGCGCTTATCAAAACTATGATTACTATGCAGACGTATTAAGAAATAATAGATTTGATATAGCAACAGGACAGTATGTTCTTGCAGCAATTGATTCTAAGTCTACATCCTCTTCTTGGAATACAACCGCTTCAGCAGAACTAACCGTAACTTTTGATTCAGCAACCGAAGCAAGATATTTTTTTAATTCAGGCGGCGCAATTAGAATGAACAGTTCAATGACAGGCGGAACAACACAACAAACAAATGCATGGTCGAATTTGTTATTGGCAGCAGGCGATCAAGACTTTGTTGGTGATTTAATTGCAGCAAATGGATTTTATTCTTTAACAAATACATATCAAACTTATTATTCACGTGCATCAAGCACACCATACAGTGCTAACACATATAGACTAAGAGCCAAATGCGATGTTGTAGATAATTCTGCAGGAACTGCAACAGTGATTGATTTTAAGGTTGAATTGGTTGATTCTTATGTTGATCCTGACGATGCTTTTCCGGCCGCAAACCCACAAACTCCACCTGTTGATTTAGTTGACGGAACACTAACCATAACCGCTACAGAACTTAAAGCAACCGGAGTATTACAGCCTACAGGCGATCCATTTACGGTAAATTCACCAATTTCTTATAGCATGTCAGCAATTTCTCTTTCATAATTTGCTTCGATAAATACTAGTGAGGTAGAGTATGGCAGGCATAAATCAAATAATTAATAAAGCAGACTATAACGATATACAACAAGTCGTTGAAAATGTGCTGGGCACAGGTTCTGGTAATACCGGCTACGGACAATCAGTTCTTAGTTCTCAAGTTACGGAAAGTGATTCAGTCACTGTAAATGAATATGCTGCTCTTAGATATGATATTATCAATATTAACAAGCACCAAACTAATGCTGCACCTAGCGATGTTGATACCCAGACCATCGGAGCAAAGATAAGATATGATGCAATTCCTCCCGATGCAGCACCAGTAAATTATTGGTTAAGTGTAGTAAACTCATTAAGTGCAAGTAGATTTACATTGGCTCCTACAGGACAGAGTGTTTCGGTAAATCATACAATACCCACAAAACAATTTACAGGGTCATGGGGAGTATCAGCACCGTTAGGAAGTCCGAATCCTCAGTTATACGCAACAGTTAGATGTGAGTGGCCATCAAGCGAATTAGCAAGACATTTTTTTAATTCAGGAAGCACGGTAACATTTAATAGTTCTAGGACCGGAGGATCTTCCACCAATCAAAACACGACCTGGACCACTCTTTTAAGCACAGCCGGAACAAGAAGTTTCGGAGGAGCATTACCAGGAACAGGAACATCACCGGCAAACGGTAATAACTTTTTTAGATTAACTAACGTTGCACAGCGTTGGAGCCAAGTAACTGCTTCTTCCCCTTATGCTTTAAACGAATGGAGCATATTCTGTAGGACCGACGATGGGGTTACAAGTAATAGTTCAGGAACGTCTAGGATAATACACTTTGACATATATTGGCTTGATAATCACTTTCCATTGGGCGGAAACTCTGATAGTGGAAGTCCAGTCCAATCGGGTGGATACGGCCCTGATACTGTTGACGGAACAGTAACACTGACTGTCCAAACTGTCGAAGCGTCTGGTGTTTTAGAACCTGTCGGATCTGGTAACTTTGAAGTTCAATCTCCAACAGTTACGGTATCAAACATAATTAACTAATAATTTTTACCACCCAACTAACCCTCGATAAATAATATGCTACTATTATAATAGGAGGTATTATGCAGGAGGAGTTCCAAAAAGCACTCGATTTTTCTAATTATAGGCAAACTTTTGCCATACAGAGAAAAACTCTAAAGGAAAAGATCGAAGCGAAACTTACCTACGGCCATAATGGAGGTATTTTTAAGATTGACAGAACATTATTAAATTTTGTTGAAATGTTAATCTATAAGGATAGATCCGAGGACGTGGTAATTTTAGATGTAAACGAAAATCCAATCTTAATTAAAAATCTAGTTGAATTTAGAGAAGAAATATTTGACAGATACTTTACGGCTACAAATGAATATTTTGAAGAATATCAAAAAATTAAGAAAGCGAGATCGGTAGAATCTCTATTGGAAGTGTAATATGAATAAGGGCGTGATCTTATTTGCACATAATAACAGGCAGATTGATTATGCCAAGATGAGCATACTTGCCGGAAAATTAGCCAAGAAAAATTTAGGTGTTCCTGTAAGTTTAATTACTGATCCTTCTACAATGGATTGGATGAGAGAATCAAATATATTAAAGATTTCGACTGAAATTTTTGATCAAATAATTATTACTCAGCGACCTGAAGATAATAATATGAAAAATTATAGCGATGGAAAGAACACAACTCCTGCTCCATTTAGTAACGGTAATAGATTTTCAGCATACGACCTTTCTCCTTATGATAGAACACTGTTGATAGATACTGATTATCTTGTCCTATCAGATTCACTTAATCAATACTGGAATGTTGAAAGTGATTTACTGATATCTCCTGGGTATAATGATATTATTGGAAAAGAAAGAGTTGGCTATTTAGACAGTCATATATCTGAGACAGGTGTTGAAATGTATTGGGCGACGACAGTAATGTTCACTAAAAATGAAAACACTAAAATGTTTTTTGATTTAGTTGAATATATTAAGGAACAATACAAGATGTTTGCTGACGTATTTAGATTTGATACACGAACATTTAGAAATGACATTGCATTTAGTATTGCCAAGCATATTATGAACGGATATCAAAAGGTTGATGAATATAATCTTCCAGACGTATTTTCAGTTGCAGATAAAGACATTCTTTGTGATGTATCCAACGGTAGTTTAAAATTTTTAGTTGCAAAAACTGAAGGGTATGTTTCTGCATCAGTAAAAGATAGAGACATACACATTATGAATAAATTTAGTATTGATCGTAATTATGAAAAATTAATGGAGTTAGCAGAATGAACTTTGGATATCTGTTAATTGTTTCTGAAAAGGATAATACAAATTATGCCAGACTAGCATATGCACTTGCTCTAAGCATTAAGAATACACAAAGAGAAGGATATGATAAGGTAGCATTAGTAATTAATGATAAAAAACGCATTGAAGGGTTTACTTCTACATGGGTGTTTGATGAAATAATAGAGTGGGATGGTGCAGACTTTTGGGATGGTAGATCTTACATGGATGAACTTACACCTTGGGAGCATACCGTTTGCCTGGATGCTGATATGATATTTCTTAGAGATTACAGTCACTGGGTTGAATATTTTATTAAGAACAGTGAACTATATGTTGCCAACAAGTCATACACCTACAGGGGAGAGGAAATAACAGGTAATTATTACAGGAAATGTTTTACAGCCAATGAATTGCCTAATTTATATTCCTTTTATACATTTTTTGTTAAAAATAGTCCATTAGTAAAAGATTTTTTTAATTTGCAAAGAGCAATTATTAAGAACCCGAATGAATTTTCTAATAATTTTTTAACAAAATACAAGCCGAAGATAGTTGGAACCGATGAAGCATTTGCTCTGGCTGCAAAATTATTAGATATACAAAATGAAATTTCTTATCCTCTAGATTTTCCTAGAGTAGTTCATATGAAAGGTATGATACAAAATTGGCCATATCCAGCCGATGACTGTTTTGATCATATTGGATTTTACTTTAATAAACAAGGAAAATTAAAATTAGGAAATTTTGAACAAACTGATATTGTTCATTATGTAGATAAGGAAAAAATTACACTTGAAACAATAAACATATTGGAGGAAATAGCATGGAAGAAGAGTTAAAACTTCCCGACTTTGACGAGTGGATTAAAAACTATAAACCGGAACCGATAGTTTATTGTGCTGCCTTTGATGCTGAAACAGGATCAATATTAGCAGTTGGACCGAATCATACAGTTAATGAAAAAAAATATAAAACTGTAATTGAAATAGAATCTGATATTGCTGAAAAAATAATAACTGGTGAAATCAGGATGAATAAGTGTTTTATTGATCCTCACGAAGGCCGATTAGAAATTATTGAAGTAAAAGATTTATTCAAAATTGATGACATGCTTCACCGTATTATAGTTAAGGAATGGTCGGAAATTAAAAAACCTGATATACACTTGACACACTATAGTAAAGATAATAAACTAATAGTAGAATTATCTGAAGAGTATGGCGGAACATTTAAGCAGAACGAAGAAGTAGTAAAGAGAAAAATGTTTTGGGACGGTGAAACTATAATGGACTTTATAATTACAGATTACAATGATCCTAATGTAATTACAGATAATTTCAGCGTTAAGATAAACGAGTTAATTGGAAAATCAGTTGAACTAGCAAATTTATCTTTTCCTAAGTATTTTAGTGTATATACAAGACGCTTGTTTAAGAATTATATGATAGAGGAAAAATGAAGAAAGTAGTAGAGTTTGATGTATTCTTTCTTAGTTATGATGAGCCCAATGCTGATCTACACTATGCTGATCTATGCAACAAGGTGCCATGGGCACAGCGCATACACGGAGTAAAGGGAAGCGATCACGCACACAAAGCAGCAGCAGAACAGAGTGAAACTGAATGGGTGCTGACAGTTGATGCGGATAATATCGTGTATCCGGAATTCTTTGATATAGAAATAGACATGGACAACCCAGACATACGTGCATACAGTTGGTGCGGCCGCAACAACGTTAATGGCCTGCACTATGGAAACGGTGGGTTGAAACTGTGGAACAGAGATCACGTGCTTAACATGAAGACCCATGAGAATGCTGACAGTGAAAGGGCACAGGTTGATTTTTGTTGGGAAGATGGATACAGAAACTTTCCAAGGACATTCAGTGATACAGTAATTAATGCAACACCATACATGGCGTGGCGTGCAGGTTTCCGTGAAGGTGTCAAGATGACGCTGGATGGCGGACTAAAGGTTCCGGCACAGGAAATTGAAAAGCGTGTGTGGTGGCACAACATACACAGGCTAAGGCAGTGGAGCACGGTGGGCAGCCACGTTGAGAACGGACTGTTTGCGATACTGGGTGCAAGGCAAGGAAACTATCTTACCAACTGCACTGACTGGGATCATGTGCGTGTTAGAGATTTTGAAATGCTTAAGGAAGAATACGAGCAGCATGCGAAACAATTCGAAACGAATGAGGATGCAATGATAGAGGAAATCAAGAGTCTGGGTGATAAACTAAAACACAGTCTCGGATTCAACTATCCATATCTTGATCCTGCCATGAGCAAATACACCGTGGATCTATACAACGAATCCATAAACATGGGAACAACCTACTACAGTCAAACTTATGTATGATGTATTCTATATCAGTAGAGGAGCGATAGAAGAAGCGGCTTGGATCAAGTTCAAGCAGCGTGTTCCTAATGCGCAAAAGGCAGAACACTGCGATACATTTGAAAAGATAGCAAACAAATCACTCACAAAACATTTCTGGGCAGTGTGGGATAACATTACACTGGAAGATAATTTTGAATTTGACTATCGCATACCGGAGTGGGACGAACAATACATTCACGTGTTCCAGAACGGTGCATACCATGATGGTATCTGCATATTTCCTAAGCGTGCAAGGATACTGCAACGAGAATGGGACTATCGTTTCTTTACCAACAAGAAGGAAATGGACATTGTGGCAAGCCAACCAGTTCCATATGATGTTGCGTTTATATCCTATCATGAGGAAAACGCTGAAAGCAACTACAACAAACTATTGGAAAAGGCTCCGCATGCAGCATGGACACGTGATGTCAAGGGCATACATCAAGCACACATCGAAGCCGCACGCAAGGCAACCACGGACATGTTCTACATAGTTGATGCGGATGCTGAAGTGTTGGAAGATTTTGAATTTAACATGCAGATACCCTACTATGATTTTAATGCTAGAAAGAGCGTGTATGTTTGGCGCAGCAGGAATCCAATCACGGATTTGGAATACGGCTATGGCGGTGTAAAACTGTTTCCCAGAGAAGCAACACTCAACATGGACACGGATACAGCAGACATGACCACTAGCCTTTCTGACAGTTTCCGTGCAATGGAACAAGTAAGTAACATAACAGCATTCAATACGGATGCATTCTCCACCTGGAAGAGCGCATTTAGAGAATGTTGTAAATTGGCAAGCAGAACCATTAAGGGACAGAATGATGAAGAAACGGATCAGAGACTATCTAAGTGGTGTTCGGACTATGGACGGGATCGTGTATTTGGCGACTATGCCATTCAGGGAGCCCGTGCTGGCAGGAAGTATGGTGTGGCTAACGCTGCTGATACTGATGCTCTTAGATTGATAAATGATTTTGAATGGTTAAAGGAACAGTTTGATGCAGGACAAGGATAGAATAGAAAAGTTCATACCCATAATGGACGAGATATCGCCTACCTTCTGCATGGCGAAATGGCATCATACCACAATATATCTGCAGACTGGCGAAACGCATAGTTGTTATCATCCAGCACCGCACGCAATACCAATACCAGGACTTGAGGAAAATCCAAGCCAACTGCACAACACTCCGCAGAAAAAGGCGGAACGACAGGAAATGATCGATGGCAAGAAGCCAAGCGGTTGCCAATACTGTTGGAACATTGAGTGCATGGGTAAGGACTACATAAGTGATAGGAAGGAACGCAATGCTAGTATCCACACTGAGGAAAGATTTGCTGCAATTAAGTCAGACCCTATGGCTGATGTTAATCCGCAGTATGTAGAAGTTTCATTTGGTAACGAGTGTAACTTCAAATGCGGCTACTGCCATCCCAAGCACAGTTCAGCATACCACAAGGAAATACGTGACCACGGACCATACACAATGGTTCGTAATCATCGAAACGACATTGATTGGTTCAAGGTCTATGAGGAAGAAAACAATCCATACGTGAAGGCTTTCTGGAAGTGGTGGCCGGAACTGAGAAAGACACTTACAATCCTGCGCATTACCGGAGGCGAGCCTCTGCTACAGCAAAGCACGTGGCGAATGTTTGATGAGTTGGAAAAGAATCCCTGTCCTGATCTTGAACTGAACATCAATTCAAACTTTGGTGTGAAGCCCATACTTATAGAACGATTTGCTGACAAGGTCAATAGCCTAGTTGAAAAGGGCTGCATCAAGGACTTTAAAGTTTTTACCAGCATGGATACTTGGGGACCACAGGCAGAATACATTAGAACAGGATTAGATTTAGAACTGTGGGAAAAGAATCTAGACACATACATGACCAAGACTCGAATGCCTTTAACGTTCATGATTACATTTAACATACTAACAGTAACTAATTTTAGCAAACTGCTTGAAAAGATTCTCGAATGGCGTGTAAAATATAACAGCAACGATCAGACCAAGTGGCAGAGAATAAGATTTGATACTCCATATCTAAAGGAACCACTACAGTATGACATGAACATACTGCCCAAGGACAAGTTCGTTCCATACATGGAACAGCATCTACAGTTTATAAAGGACAACTTGGACGATATGGATAAACACAAGTTTTCCGAACTTGAATACGAAAAGTTTCGCCGTGTGGTCGATTACATGCGAACAACGGATTACCCTGCGGAAAAATTATCAGAAGGTCGCAGAGACTTTTTTAATTGGTTTACGGAATATGATCGTAGAAGAAATTTAGATTTTATAAAAACATTCCCTGAACTAGAGGAGTTTTACTTTGACTGTGCCCAGTAAAACATTTTGCATACTACCTTGGATACATCTATATGCAAACCCCGATGGCAGTGTCCTTCCCTGTTGTGTGGGAGATTGGCAAAAGCCAATGGGCAGTGTTCAAAATAACACTCTAGAAAACGTCTTTAATAACGATAAATTTAAAACCATGCGACAGAACATGTTGCAGGGAAAGCAGTGCGGAGAATGCACGGCCTGTTATAGAGATGAGGATGCAGGCAACAGCAGTTTCCGTGAGCATTCAAACAATCAGTTTTCTAAATATATTGATAGTGCGGTAAAGGATACAAATACAGATGGTAGCATTGACGATTTTAAACTAAGATATCTTGACGTAAGATGGAGTAATATCTGTAATTTTAAATGCCGTTCTTGTAGTTCAACATATTCGTCAAGTTGGGCGCATGAAGATGGTAAGAAAAATACCTATATCTTTGCAGGTGGAAAATCAAATGATGATTTATACAAGCAGTTCGAACCACACTTTGATACCATAGAAGAATTTTATTTTGCGGGCGGCGAACCCCTATTAACGGATAAGCACTATGACATATTAGAATACCTAATAAAAAATAACAGGACTGAAGTGAAGTTAAGATACAATACCAACATGAGTGTGCTACGATACAAAGATAAAAATGTATTGGATCTGTGGAAACAATTTTCAAATGTTTATATAGGTGCTAGTCTTGACAGTTGGAGTAACCGTGCTGAATATATACGCCATGGAACTAATTGGAATATTATTGAAATCAATTTAAGGAAGATAAGAAAGGAAGCACCGCATATACATCTGCAGACAAATACAGTGGTTTCCATATTAAACATTAAGACATTAACTAAGTTCATAGATTATATGTTGGACAGTGGGTTAGTTGATGCAAAAAAATATGATCCTCATTTTTATAACGTATTAAATCCGGATTTTTTAAGTCTTGAATTACTGACTGATGATGAAAATAAGAAAATAGTTAATAATCTTAACGAATATGCTAAGAAGAAAGGCGGAAACATAAAACGTTCCTTGCAAACAGTAATAAACGGATTAGAAACAACTACTCACAATAAAAGTCTAATACCAAAATTTAAGAAAGAAATTACATACTATGATATGATGAGAAATGAAAATGTTGCTGCTACATTTCCTGAACTTTCGAGATTGTTCTAATGAAAATTTATTTTGACACATTGAAAAATAATGATTCAAATCATAACCATTTAGCAACTAAGGGAAAAAATGATTATTGGTTAGTGGCCCCAGGCGCACCCATCAAACAGAAGTGCATTAACATGAAACTGGATGTTTCAGAGTCAACAGATGTTAACGAAAAAGGAATATATTTTGTGGATGTAAGAGGAGATCCGCAGTGGTGGGCAGGCGTTTTAAAGAATGTAGGAGTGCCACAAAAGCACATACTATCCAACCTAACCAAGGAAGTAAGGAAACTAGCCAAGAATAGAAAGATTAGAATTGTTATCAATGCTGATAGAGAAGGCGGCCCTATGGTTACTAAACACTGGGATTGCTTTCTATCAACACATACCGCAATGATTGAACTTGGATTGCCCAAGGACAGCGTTCTAATACTACAGGGCAACAAAAAAATAGAGCATCAGTATCGCAGATGGCTAAAAGCCAAGGGTGTTGATAGATTGTATGATGTAATGTATAGCAATCACTTTGGAAACATATTCGGAGATGATAAATTACCAACTGCTCCTGTTATAAAATACGCTATGGCAAACCCTGCCAGCAAGGATTACAATAGCCTTAACAGAGTTTATCGTCCTCAGCGTGGCGCACACTTGTATAGGTTAATGAAGGATGGTGTGCTAGATAAAGGTGTAGTGAGCGGCAATGAAATAAGACTAAGAGATGGTGACACTGAAAGCCTTGTCGGTAATTATGCAGACATAGTCAGTGAGTTTCCTAAGTTCATAGATGGAGATTGGAGCAAAACCAATGCTGCTAATCAGTATAACGTTGAAATATATAAAAACAGTTTGCTTACTGTAATCACGGAAACTATCTTCCTACACGATGTTGCATTCATTACTGAAAAAATATTCAAACCCATTACGATGGGACATCCACTGATACTGTTTGCCAGCCAAGGCACTCTAAGATGCCTAGAGGACATGGGCTTTAGAACGGACTGGTGTGGAATAGATCCCTCATACAATGATATAGAAGACAACGTGGAACGCTTCAATGCCACGCAGCAGGTTCTAAATGATTGGATAGAACTGCCACAGGAAGAAAAGATAGCAAGATTAGAAAAGAGCATGGACACGATACAGCACAATTTTGATTTAATTAGACGCAGTGACTTCTATAGTGATGCCATTAGAGAAGCAGTTGCTAGAACGGAGAAGTATTATGAAACCATTTAATCAATACAGTAGATTCTTTGCATTTGGTTGCAGCCTAACGAACTACAACTGGCCTACTTGGGCTGACATAATAGCAACTGAAGTTTCTGAGTATTACAATTACGGACAGAGCGGCGGCGGCAACCTATTCATAGCCAACAGCCTAGTTGAAGCAAACCTTACGCACAAATTTACTGAAGATGATTTGGTTATTGTAATGTGGAGCAGCGTCAGCAGGGAAGATAGATACAAGAATAAACGATGGGAAACACCAGGCAACATATATACCCAGAGTGTGATAGATATGGAGTTTGTTCATAAGTGGAGCGATGATAGGTTCTATCTTATGAGAGATCTAGGGTTGATTGAACAGACTAGAGTTTATCTTGAACATCTACCATGTGACTCGGACATGCTAAAGATGGTAGACTTTGAGGAAACTAAAATGTTAGATAATATAAAAGGCAATCACCTCGAGGACATATTAAAACTATATTCCGCAACACTTGAACATATTAAACCCGCAGTGGTTGATGTGGTGTATGATGGCGTATGGCCCCAGACACCAATCAAGGGTTGGGGAGGAAAGGGCCAGACAGCAGACTATCATCCAACTCCACTTGGTTACTTAAAATATCTTGAACAATTCTATATAGTAACTGATAAGATGAAAAATTATGCTGCCGAATACGAACTAAAAGTGTTAAACTGTAAAACATTAGATGACACACTTAAATTCTGGACATCAAGCGGAGTTAGTAGATTATAATGCCCTGCATAAACAAAGATAACCTACTATACGTGTTAACATACAGCCTGCACGACAAGGAGATAATAAAAATTAATTCCAATGTCGGAGTTCGTGCTAAAGAAAATGTTCCTTATGATTTTTTCTACATACAATTTTCAAACGCTAATAGTTTTAAAATGTTTAGCATAGAAAATATGGTGCCTGAAGATGTTCTGCAGAAAATTAGGAACAGAGAAGTTTTTCTAATGCTTGATAACGGACTAGAACACTTTTATGAATGTGCAGATGCAATTTATCAAGACATCGTCATTAAGCACAATATACCAGCAGAGCAGATAATATTTCTTTCTGCGGTTCCTAATATGAATGAACACGTTGCTAAGGTTGCACGTCAATTACAGCAACCTGAAATAAAAGTAGATTGGTTTAGTCTATTTGAAGCCACAGGCAAGGATGCAGCAAGAACTAGTCCGATGTCCTTACCAAAGAAAAAAGAATATACTAAGAAGTTTCTAAATCTTAACAGACGCTGGAGGCTGCACCGTCCATTACTTTTGACTCTTCTTAAATCAAAAAATTTATTAGATGAAGGATACATAAGTTTTGCACCTAGCGATGACAAGAGAGGATGGGAACATGTATATCCTCAATTGCAAAACCTACATCGCAACAATAAAAAAATATCCGCGATATTAGAAAAGAATAAGGACATTGTAAGCATGGAACCGATGTATCTTGATACAAAGGATCTCGTTACCAACAGAGCAATACATGAAAATTCCATAAATGAATTTTACATGGAAACCTATTTCAGCATAGTGAATGAAACCACATATTATGAAGGAGTTCCTTTCCTAAGTGAAAAGATCTTTAAAACCATAGCAATGGGACATCCATTCATAATGGTAACATCGGCAAATAGTCTACAATATTTAAAGGAACTCGGATACAGGACATATGCACCTTTCATAGATGAATCCTACGATACTATAGAAGATGATGGTGATAGAATATTGGCTATTTTAGATGAAATTGACAGACTCTGCAAAATCAGTCCAAAGGAATTGCGTAAGTCATGGTTGCCAAATGTAAGAAAAATAGCAAGGCACAATAGAAGCATTTTGGTAGGCAAGGATTATAAAAAATTAATAAGGACTATGAACTATTAGCACCGTTTTAAGGTGTTTTAAACGCATTTTAAGCGTCATACAGCGGTGTTATTAGGTGCAGTGCTATAGTTGAACCCTAGCACAATAATCAGGTTTAAAAGGTGCTTAAATGCGTTTTTGTAAATACTTTTGGTATAACAGTAAAGGAAAAAGAAATGAAGATTGGTTTTATTGGACTGGGTAAATTGGGTCTGCCCTGTGCAGAAGTAGTTGCCCAAAAAGGACATGATGTAACAGGATATGATATTATGGATGTCCAAACTGAAAAGGTTCAATTTAAAACCACAATCCAAGAATGCGTGAAGGATAGAGAAATAGTATTTGTTGCTGTTCCTACTCCACATGATCCTGCTTATGATGGTAGAGCACCTACGGCACACTTAGAACCAAAGGATTTTTCCTACGACATAGTTCATAGTGTTCTCAAGGAAGCAACCCAATATATGAATAAGGATCAGTTGCTTGTTCTAATTTCTACAGTATTGCCGGGCACCGTAAGAAGAGAATTTATACAGCACATCACAAATACAAGATTCGTTTATAATCCATATCTAATTGCAATGGGAACTGTGGCTTGGGATATGGTAAACCCAGACATTGTCATGATTGGAACTGAAGATGGTAGCACAACGGGTGATGCAAAACAACTCGTAGACTTTTACAAAACCATAATGGAAAACGATCCCAACTATGAAATTGGAACTTGGGATGAATGCGAGTGTATAAAAGTTTTCTACAATACCTTCATATCAACCAAAATAGGATTGGTTAACATGATGCAGGATGTTGCTGAAAAGCAAGGAAACATCAATGTTGATGTTGTAACCCGTGCATTGTCTAATTGTGAAAAGAGAATTACTAGTTCAGCATACATGAAAGCAGGAATGGGAGACGGAGGTGGTTGCCATCCAAGGGATAATATTGCACTACGCTTTATGGCAGATAAGTTAGAATTAGGTTATGACTTATTTGATGCCGTAATGAATGCTAGAGAAAAGCAAGCCAAGAACATGGCTGAAAAACTTGTGGAACTAGCAAAAGAACATGACATGCCTATACTACTGAATGGCGTTGCATACAAGCCAGGAGTTCCTTATCAGGACGGTAGTTATAGTCTATTAGTTGGGCACTATTGCCACGAACTAGGACGGGGTCCTATGACAATTGATCCAGCAATTGATTTGGGCGGCGGAATGGAATTTCGAGCAGTGGTTCTTCTTGCTCATCCTACTCTTTATATTAAGTTAAGTGATGATAGTGTTGTGGTAGATCCGTGGAGACAATATTCTTCGGATAAACATTTAGTTATACATTATGGAAATACTAGAAATAGTTAAAGAATTTTATTAGTTCTTTTCTTAATATCTGCTTTTAGTTGCTCAATATTAATTTTAAAATCTAATTTTTTGATTGTATCTTTATACTCAGAAAGAGTATCTAATAATTTTTTGGCAACAGTATTTGAATCGCTTCCTTTTAACTGATCTTTAATATCAATCTCCCAGATACGCCCGTCATTAAATTCCAAAATCATTACGTCAACATAAGCGACCGGCATGGTGTCCATGTAAAGGTCTTCGAACACCTCCGGCCACTCTTTAACTAAATCTTTTGGCGGTTTAAAGTATTGCCGATGCACTGCTTATACTTCTGCTTCGGCCTTTACCTTAGAAGTAGTTTTCTTCTTTGGTGGATCTAAATCATCTGCTTCTCTGCGCATGCGGGCTGCTTCTTTATACATTGCATCAGCCTGACTGCGTAATGATTTAGCAAGATCGGTATCCGAAAGAACTCCGTCTGTTGCTGGTGCTGCTACTGGTTCTTCACTAGGAACAGAATCAGTTGGAGCATTTACTACTGGCTCGCCTGCTTTAGGTGCACCGCTTACAAACGTATAAAGTTCATCAACTTGAACACCTCTTTGTTCTGCAATTAAAACATTCAATTCTGAAAGTTTAATTTCACTATTAGGTGTCGGTGTCATTATAATTGTATCAGTAGCAACTTTCTTTAATCTACCTTCACCTTGAACTGATCTAAGCATGTTTACGCCATTAGCAAATGATCTAGTAAACATAATCTCGCCAAGTTCGTTAGCCTGTTGTCCTTGTTCAGAATCAATAACTTCCATTAAACTATTATGCTGATCATCTTTTAGTGTTGATGTTGGCAATACAAGTGCCAGATTTGATTCTCCTGGAACTGTTCTAAAAACAACGGCAACTTTCTCGCCGGTGTTTGCTATTTTACCTACGTGTTTTGTTTTATTAGCCATTATTTTTCACCTTGTTGGGTTTGTTGTTGTTTTGTAACATGATCTAAAAATGTTGTTAACTTATTATAAGTTTTACCAACTGCTTCTAGTTCATTGGCCTTAAATGCACCTCTGGTTGTTGCAATATCAATAATGCTTCTTACAGCATTTAGATCATTAATATTTAAATCAGGTGATGTTTCTTGATTTGTATCTACACCTGGTGTTGGAACTGGACCACTTGCTGGAGCCGCTTGAGCTTCAGTAGATGCTGCCTGTTCTGTATTTTCGTTTTTAACTTCTTCCGCCATTTAGTTTCTCCTTAGGTATGGACAAGCCAACATAAAATATGTTAACTCTTTTTGTTCTTCAAATCCCACAAATGTTGATGTGTGAAATCTGTTTTCGTCATTAACAGACGGATAACTGACAACACAGTATCTTCCTGTTAACTTAGATTTAATCCAATCAACGATATTTTGATCAGTTCTTTCCGAATTTCCAATTTTTGTTTTGGAAAAATGCGGAGGCATCGTTTTCAATTGCCTTGAATTTAATACATCAAGTGGATTAAGTTCTATCATGTAATTATTTATAAACTGCTACTATTACTCTGATGATTCTTGGCTTAATCTTTTTGATAGAGCCTTGTTATATCCTAATTTTTGGACATCACCACTAAACAAATAGAGCTCAAATGCAGCCTTTTCTTTCAAAACAGTAATTGATCTCTTAGTAATATAATATGGCGATTCTATATAGTTGTCAAGCCACAAAAGAATTTGCGGTGTAATTGAAAAGTTTTTTGGAAAACTAATTTTGTATGTTTTAATTTGTGCTTTCTGTTCTATATACTTAATTGCAAAATCAGTAAGACGCAACCCGCCATCGTCTTTGCTTCTAACATTCCACCACCAGTCAAGTTTTAGTTTTTTAACTTTTTCGTCTGTGATAGATTCTTCTGCGGCTTTTAGAAAAATTTTTGTGTAGTCGTCTTTAACGTCCATTTCACTATTCTTTTTCTCCGCTAGTAAGTTTGTATACTGAAAAATCATCTGTGTTAAAGAGTTTGTTTAGTTTCTTTGCTAGATTTCTAGCATGACCAGGATTAGAAAATGATACCTTCTTATATTTAGGACCAGGATAACTCGAAATAGCACTACCACTTTTTAGATTAAAAGGTTTTTCCTGATAAAACACTGCCCAAATGGCTTCGCTTTCAAGAATCTGTTCTACTTTATATGTTTCTCGGTTTGTATGTTCGAGAATTATTGTTGGTTTTGGTCTGCTCATATATACGTAATCCTTAGTTAACTACGTATATATTTATCCTTTTTTCAGAATCCACCACCGTCAAATTTTACATCAACTTCTGTTGTAGACTGTTTAATTTCTTTTAATAGGCTGTGTATTTCCGATACAGTAGACCCTAGTTTAGTTGTAAGCAATGATAGTTCTGTTGTAAGATCACGTGCTTCCTGTATTGTAATTCTTACTTCTTTTTGTTGAGATCTTTCTGCAACCGTGATACGTTGTAGTAGTTTTTCTACAGTTGCTAGATTTGCCGGTAAGTTATTTGTTGACACTTGATAAAACCTGTTTCATTTCTAAATCCGTCTTAAAGGGCCCTTTGTAATCATAACGCTGAAGTGTGATTAACTTAGGACAAAAACTCTTAACCCAACCCTTTTCAAAACGAATTACATAGTAGCCTGCACAATATAAACTTTTTGAATCCTTGCTTTTTGTAAACAACGGCAATTTCTTCTGTATGTCATACATTGCATTATGCGGGCAGGTGCTAGTTCCAAACCCATGAACTTCTTTAGGATTTGAATTATCTGCTTCCTTAATAATTTTTGCAACAAAAAATTCACTACCAAATTGTTCAGTAATACTTTTCTTAGTATTAAAAACTTTTACACCATCTTTATTGCTTAAAATAAATTTGTTTTCTTCATTCTTTCTCAATGTGGCAATACGAACACCATTGTTTTCAACGATCCAAAATTTATTATCAATTACTGGTTTTGCCTGTATTTCTGTCATGTTATCCTCCTACCACATTTTCAACTGCATTGTCATATTTTGCATTTAAAGGTTCTGCATAGGCTTGTGCTTGATCTGAAATCTTTTTCAAATCATACAAGTGACAAAATTTCATAAGTCTAATACCAACCTGGCTAATATTTTTATTAGCGGTAGTTGCAGTTTTAATTGTGTCGTTTATAATTTCTCTTATTTCATCTGGTTGTGCTGTAAGATCAATAAGTGTTTTATTTCTTTCATAATCTTCTAGCACACGATGTTCTTCACCGTTATGGTCAACCCAACGTTGCAACATAAGATTGTTCCAACTAAATCCTTTAGTTTGTCTATCAGCAAATGCCTCCATTAGACCGACTTTATTTTTAGTTCCTTTCTTACGAACACCTGGGTATGCACTGAATACGTTATCGCTTGTATCACCTCTCATACACTTTTCAAACAATAACCACTGCGGATCTGGTGCAGGTTTAGGTTCTTTAGTTTTCTTATCAATTACAGGAAGTCCTTTCTTATCAAAGAATCCTTCGTGTGTTGAAGTAACTTCTTGCACACCATTATATAGTTTAACATTAGGTGCAATTAATTGTTGAAAGTCAGTGTCTGTTGATATAACAACGTGTTCTGCATCTGGATGATTTTGTATCCAACCTGCAATTAGATCATCTGCTTCAAGTTGCGGGTGTTGTAATACTGTGCAATTAGTCTTATCGGTTACAAATTGTTTAAATGTGTCAAATGCTTCCCAGAATACAGTTTCTTCTTCCTGTTGTTTTTCAGTAAGAGCATCTCGTGCTTCTTTTCTATTGCGCTTATAAGGTTCATAGTGATCTTTTCGCCACGAACGTCCTTCTAGGCAAAAGATAACATGTGTGCCTCCAAAGTCTTGCCAAGCCTTCTTAATGCTGTTTAGCGTGATATGAAAAGCCATACCTAACTTAATATCAGCATCTCCGTTAATTACATGCCTCGCACGAAAGAACGTGTTCGCAGTATCTACTATTATATGACACATTTTACTCATTTATTCCTTTTAACAACATCTGGATCAATACTACCAGTGTCTAGTGGGCCTCCGTAGTCACCATCGACTACAACGTTTGCACAAAGTTCACGAAACCAACGATCAACAATATCTTCATCCTTGTCACCGTCAACTCCGTATCCTTGTTCTCTTAATTGTATAATAAAATTTTCGTTCCAGTCAAGCTCAAAAAAGCCGTTTCGGACATTTTCTTTGTTAACATGTGTATTCAAAACACCTACCCATGGCTCCTTTTTCATAGTAGCCTTCTCCTTTTCAGTAAGACCAGGCTTACTAGTATCAGGCTCTTTTTTCTTAAACATCTTCTTTATAAAGTCCATTGTGTTTCCTTATGTTCCGATAGCATTACCAAACAAGTATACATGCACCCTTGCAGCCACATTGTATCCACGTTCAAACGCCATCTTAGCAACCGCACCTGCTGTTGCTGTTTGTTCTTCTTCTCTAGCACCAACGGGCATTACCCAAACAGGATAATCCACATCTTGTGCCTTAAATTGTGCGATAACATCTTCCATCTCATCCCACTGCTGTTGCTCGCTGCCAACAACAAACTTTAGTTGTCCTTTATCAGACAAATTTCTGTATTGTGCCACAGTTTCAGGTTTAATTGCTTTCTTTGCTGTTTCACCTGCCACACTCCATAGTTTAGGACTTACACTAAAAAATAGTTCAACATCTTTTGTTACTTCATTATCAACATACCAAAATTCCTTAAACTCTTGTGTAAGTTCCTGTGTGCCATTTGTTTCAAATGTAACACTAGCAGGCATATTATTAAGACGCTTAAATTCTGTCATGATACCGATGAATGCTTCTTGACCGTGTTTCATTAACGGCTCACCGCCTGTAACACAGAAGTGTTGTCTCTGTCCTGTAACAGGATGAAGGAACAACCCTTTAGGATTTGAATCTGTTTTAAGTGTATCGATAATTTGATGTGCTAGTTCGACAGCAGTCTTTTGACCCATTAAATGCTTAAACTTCTTCGACCAAGTGTAACTACTATCACAGCCTTTATCCCATACAGGCAAATCTTCTACACGTTTTACAGTTGTAGTATCAAACTGTTCAAATGGCAAATCATAAGTGTCAGGATTAGTAGGATCAATCTGTCCAAAGCCATTACATTGTAGATTACACAGAAAGAAACGTATCCACGCAGTGGGCACACCTGTGTAGTGTCCTTCACCTTGTATGCTGTGAAAGATTTCGCTGTAGTAGTATTTCTTATCAGTTGCTATTATCATTGTCTTTATTATACACTTTCTCTTGCTCTTTGTCAACCTTTTTAGACAGTGTAAAACTGCCATCGTAATTATCATCCCAAATTAAGGTATCTCCAAAATCCCAGCCCATTTGATTCAGTAATTCGGTGGGTAATGGAAGAACCAGATCACCCGTATCCGGATCTTCCTCTAACTTTATGGTGTGTGCCAAAATATCCTCCTAGAAATACTTTTCAAGGACTTCTAACTGATCATGATATTCTGCAATAATTTTAAGTTCTTTTTCAATTGCTTCCAAAATATCAGGATGCTCGCCAACGCCAGCAGCATTCTTAAGATACACTTCAACGTTCATTGCGTGTTTAGCAATGTGTCCTTTGGCGTGTTCCTTAATTGCTTCAATTGCGTTTTCGCGATTGTATTCTCTACCTAGTGCCATTGTTTTCTCCTTTTCAACATCCAACTGTCGGTTCATCAAACATTTCTATCTGATTGATTTCTTTTTTGGTGTATTTTTGTTTCTCTGGAATAACTCCACGAACACCACCTGCGGGGTCTTCCATATCTCCGTCTCGACGGAAAATTAAATGAACATGTGGATACATACAGGTCTGTCCTGCACTAGCACCCATGTTAATACCAATATTGTAACCTGTGATATCATTATCTGCTTCTATATTCATGCTTCCCATTTCCATAGCAAATTTAAAACACTTTAAAATATTTTCTTGTGTGTTTTCTTTTGGAACAACAAGTGTGTGCCCCGGAGTCACAGGATAGATATCACGATAAACAATAAATTCACGTGTATCAATTTCTACCTCGGACCAAGGAGCTCTACCTTGTTGCTGTGCTGTTTCTAAAGTATCAGTCATCATTCATTCTCTAATTCGTCAATGTGATCATCAAACTCAGTTTGACCATACCATGCTTTTAAATCCTCAGCAAAGTCGTCATCCTTCTGAGCCCATGCCCAGATAGCGTCCTGTTGATCCTGCGGTAGATTTTGAAAATCAGTTCTGAAATATCTAGCCTGCTCTTCGCTGGCTTCTTCTCTCATTTCTTCAGAGGCAGCCCAATCTTCCTCGTCATCGCTTTCACCCATCTCATCAGCCGCCACCCAACTATCCCACGCGGCTGAGTGTGCTTCTTCGTTTAGATTACTAATGATGCTATACGCTTCATCCTTAGTCATTGTCATTAATATACTCCTGTTCATACCATGTTTTAAATTCTGGATTATCATTGAAAATCGCAACAATATCTTCTGCCGGAACCTGTTCTGTTCTAATACAGGTTGCCACACTTTCCCAATCTTCTCTTTTATAGATTACTTTTACTGCCATTAAAATCCCCTACCTCTGTTTATTTGGTATACTCTTGGACCGGGTGTTGTAAATTCAAACCCCATCTTGTTTCCGACATATACCTTTCCATTGTATTGCATGTGTATTTTATTACCTGCAAGCCAGATATCTACGGACTGCTTTTCTTGAAATCTTTCAACTTCTGCTTCTGCTACCTTGTCATTGTCTGTGCATGTAACTGTGCATACCTTATCGTATTCTGTTGGCATTAGTATTCTCCCACGTTTTCCCAAGGATAAACTAACCAACAGTCTTCCTCAGCCTTGTTAACTTCATCACAGTAGTATGACACACCGTCAAACTCGCTTGATAAATTTTCTGTTAATACTGCAAAGCGAACATTGTCACCCCAAATCTGATCCCATACGGGTGAGTTAGGTAAACAACTAGTTCTCCAATCTTCCTTAATCCAGTTAAATGTAGACCCAGTATCATTAATGTCATCAACAATTAAAATATTCTTACCTTCTGGATTGTGTTTAAACTGTCCCATCTCTGGAGCATACTCTCCGTTTTCATCGTATCCGTATGCGTCCTCACTCATCCAAGCATTTGACTCAATACCGTGTCCGCTATCATCACGCAGGCTTACCTTTAGTGCTTCACAGCGTATGCCAGTCATGTTTGAAATGATTGTAGCAGGAACATTACCTCCACGTGTAATTCCAACTATGTAATCCGGTTTCCAGTTATCCTTATACATTTGTGTGACAATATTTACACACATTTTTTCCACGTCCTGCCAGGAGTAGTAAACTTTTTTAACCATTTTGAGCCTCCAATGAAAAGTCAATCTGCTTTATGTTTGCCCAACGGAAACTTCTCCAACCCTTGGCATTGATATCATAAACAGTGCAGGTCTTATCTTCTTTTTGTTCTTCCACTTCTTTCAGTGGGTGAGTATCCTTGAGTTTGGGTCTGTGTTCCTCTGGAATGGATTCATCCTTGAGTGTGCATGTCATCACACGTTCATCGCCATTTACCTTGGAAAAGGTAACCACAACCTCACGTTCCTTGAGTAGTGTGCGTAACCAATTCTTGGCTTCATCAGTTTCAAACTCCTGCCAACTGTAATAATCTTTTTTAACCATTTTGTCCTCCAATTTTAGTTTGCATTTAGATAAACATTTCCGGATATAGATATCCGAGGTTCGTCGCTACTATAAAAAGGATATACACAATGCACTAATTTATTAGGAAACATTAATATTTTTCCTTCTTCTGCAGGTATTGTAATGTATGATATATTTCCTAACGTAGATGTATATAACAACTCAAAGTTTCCTGAACAATTTTTATTAGATTTATTACCTGGCGAATACAGATCTTCTTGTTCCCTTGAGAAAGGAACTTTTAACCAGATAACAAAGCTCATAATGCCAGCATGATGATGATTAGGATTAAACTCGTGTTTTTCTTGTAAGTTAACCCACAGGTCATCCATTACGAAGGGAACATTGGATGTTAAATTTCCAATAGTTTTTAAATAATTAAAATCTTCATCGTATCTATTTAAAAGATCTAATATATACGGCTCTATCGATGGAGCAACATCTGATATATTGAATTCATTTTTTAGGTTACCTGCTAAAATATTATTCATTTTTTTAGAATTTTGATCTAATAAACCTACTCTGTTTGTTAAAATATTTAATATATCACTAGGAATACTATCGGTTAGGTATCCAAAATTAGGAAAATTAAAAGATGTTACTGTCACTCAAATACTCCTCATTGTGTATCCACTTGTAACCACGTTCTTCAATTGTGTCTCCACCATGCCAAGGAAGGAATCCCCACTCCTTCTGCTTCTTGCCCATGAAGAACAAACTCCAGCATGGAATTTCATTACCATTCTTGTCCTTGGGTAGTTCCAACCAATGCAGATCATCTGCACTCCTAATGCGGAAGTGTCCAGGACCTCTCCATACTCGTGTGCTACCTACCACACCACCAGTTGTTTCGTTTCGCAGTGGAATGTGTTCCCAATAGCCTCCCTTTAGGATCAGTGTTGCATAACCCCAGGGATGATCATGTAGCACAGGTTCATCACCTATCATAACCTTGTGCAGTGTAATATTAAATGGAAAACGTTTTCTATCCTTTAAAAAAATATAGTAACGATCAAGATAGGGAATCTTACCGGCTCTATCGTATATAGTTCGCTTGCGACCTAGTTTATCAAGCAGTTTCAAGAACATCTAAACCTCTTTCTCTTAGATAGCGTTTCAATTCCTTGTCTGTGGGTTGAACGCTATAGTTTTGTTTGAAAAATATTTCGTAACTATCACTTCCATATTTTCCAATTCCATATAGTATTGTAGCATCATTTCCGTCCCATGTCAAGTATTGTTCTGACATTTTACGCAGTGCATTTTCCCGCCTGTTATAAAAGCCCAATTCTCTTATGACTTCTATCACCTGTTCTGGCGTGCTTCTTAGGAATTTTTTGGGTGTATTCCATTTTGCGAGGAAGTTTGGAAGCACCCGCTTTACCTGAATTCGATCAGTTTGGTTAAGCATTATCACGCCTACCATGTGTTGCCAGGAACCGTCAATCTGTTCCTGCACCATTAGATCATCACGCAAGGGTTTTCCAGGGTTGAACTTTCGCATATACTTCCTTCACTCTCTTGTTATATTCATCTTCATTGACTGCAAGGTTATTATAATGTTGTTTCCAAATTCTTTTCATATCATCTGGTATTTTTGGATCAGCAATTAATGATTTAAGGTAATTGCTACGCTTCTGCTGTAGCTCTTCCGAAAATGGCCCCATAATCTATTCCTTTCATTGGACAGTGCTGTCTGCTCAGCCTTACCTTGTGTGGAGTTAGATTGTGCAGTTCAGTCATGTCGACTAACTTAATACCACGAAGATTATACATTAATGCTTCGTTAGGCGTAAGAATCTTAATGTCCTTCTGTGTCTTTTGCGGTTGGACCGCATACACACGCTGTTCATTTAGATTCATTATACCAACTCCTCTACTACTCCTAGTCCTTCTGCTCCAATAAGCAGTAGACCCGCAATCCAAAAATTACCCGCCATTAGAAATGCAAAACCTGCAATCCTAACAAAACTCTTTACCAGGCTGACATAAAAATGTCCTCTGCCTGGATCCTTACCTGCTGGAATTATGATGTGTTCTGGTATTGGCATCCTTGTCCTTCCTTTCTTTTTTGTTAAAAATTTTATCCCAATTATCCTCAAATTGTTTTCGAGGAATTTGTGTAGGTCGCTGTTTACTTCCCTTGCCGCTCACTTTTTATCTCCTTTATAAATCTCCAGCGCAAACAGCACTAGAGAAATTATCATTACTATTCCGATCATAGGTCCCATTATCGAACTCATCATAATATAAAGTCCTGTATGAAACCAATGACACCTATTGCAAAAACAATAACAATGAATACCTGTGCCATTCTGCATGCGATATAATCATAAATCATCGTGGTGCAAACTCCTGTTGCAGTTTAATGTTATCCATGAATTCTTTCTTAGTGCCTGGATCATCCTTGAACGAACCTTCAAGCACTGTAGTCTGTGTCAATGAACTGTGTGCCATGATGCCTCTATTCTCACAACAACCATGCGTTGCCTGGATATACACACCAATGTTCTTTGAGTTCGTTGCTTTCTTGATTTCACGTGCAATGTCATTGCACAGTTCTTCCTGTAGCGTTCCACGCCTTGCACACCACTGTGCAATACGTGTATATTTGCTAAGTCCAATTACCTTGCCATTAGGAATAATACCGATGTATGCCACTCCGCTAACAGGTTGATGATGATGCGAGCATACACTCTTTAGTTCTGATCGAACCACAAGCATGCCTGTATAAGCATCTGCTCCGTCATTGGGGAAAGCAGTTGCAGTAGGAATCTTGTCATAACGTCCCTGCATTAATTCATTATAATACATTTTAGCAAGGCGTTTAGCAGTGCCTTGGCTGTTAGGATCAGTTGCACGATCAATTAATAGTGCGTCTAAAACGCCCTCAAATTTTTCTGCGGCTTCGTCAATTAGTGTTTGCTTTTCGCCCTCATAGATGAATTCGCTAATATTATCGCCTGCCCAATGACGCTTGTTTGCGTCCTTCAACCTGCGTGTTACTTCTTCGTATTTTTTCAATTTACTTCTCCGATGTTAAGGCAGTGGATTGCCATGTTGCTATTGTATTGCCTTTAATAGATTTCCACAACCGAAATATTCTCCATTCAGTTTTGTTACTTGTTTATTTAGGCTTACGAGATGGTCCTCGTAATTTTCCATATAATCAACAATCTTGTCCATCACTTGTTTCTTGTGCTTCTTGTATGATTCCATGGACTCTGTCCATTCGCTTGGATATAGGAAATCTCCTACGGCCATTTCTGAATAGCTCAATCTATCCGGAACCATGGGAAGTGCGCCTACTAGTGCGCCTTCATACCAACTGATGCCCAGCGTTTCTTGTAGATTCGCACTAAACACAAGTTTCGCCTCTCCCAGCAGGTTGTGGTATTCGTTCTTTGAAAGTTGCCTTTCCTGGCAAACTACAAAGTTGTATTGTGGTAATGCTTCTTTTAAATCCTGGAATATAGGCAATTGTTTTTCTGGAGCAATTCTGTGCGGAAATAGCACAGTATCCGTTTTCTTCATGCCCTTATACATAGTAAGCAGTCCATCCATGTATTCAAATGGCCAACCCGTTCTTACTACCTTGCTTCTATCCAGTTCCGGAAAACTTTCAAAGAACATGTCGATATGGAATTCACTTGCGAAATAGTTATGATCAAAGCATTCATACATGCTTCTTTCAGCATTTCTTACCCAAGGCTTATCACCAATTAGTCTGCCAAGGAAATCAGCAGGATCATAACTGCCAGCATGCCATAGGCCACCGATTCTAATGTTAATGCCCAGTAGCTCAGCCATGTATTTAAGTTGGATAACAGTTGGGTTCCACGCATCTGTATATAGGAAATAATCTCCATCCTTTACTTCTCCTTTACAGAACGCTTCCGCAATCTGCATTAATTGATTTGATTTATAAACATTGGTTCCACCAAAGTTGAGGAACGCCCCGGGCGTTGTGGCCTGAGGCGTATCTCCTCCATTTAGAACTTGCACAGTATGGCCGTGAGCCTTCAGCAGTTTGGGAAATTCAGTCTTCCACTGTTTAGTGTAGCGTGTTTCTACTGCTTCAAGATCAACTAGCCATATTTTCATCGGTGCTTGTTCCTTTTATTATTATTTTGATATTTGCGATTTGTTTTCGCAAATGCTCTCCACACATAACTGCTGTTGTTGTAGAGATCCTTTTCATTAAAAGGATAAAAGTTTCCGCGGTTATCTTGATTGAACCGACAAAAGTCTTTAAATCTTTCAAGATCATTAAAGACACGATTGTAGGCTTCGCGATTAAATTGAATAGCCATGTTATGCTTCCTTTGTTACTTTGCATACTCGATATGGGCACCGTTCTCTCCATCTTCACTTACGTCAATATGGACTTCACGGCCTGGGTGTTTAGCAATGATCTGATTGTATAGATCATCACAAATCATTTCACAACTCTTATAATCTAGTTCAAGGGTTTTCTCCTCATAAAGTTTTTCTAACCAACGTTTAAATTGAATAAACTCAATATCTCTGTCGTTGTGTGTTACAGTGATACCGACCTTAAAATGGAATATGTGTCTGTGGGGATAACCCAAAAACGAAACATCATATTCATCTCCTGTTGCTAGACTAGGATCATCCAGTGCCGCAGGATACTTGTGGATACCTTCCTTGCGGAACGTAACCCAAATCATACGTTTTGCCGTATTCATAATACGTCTGTGATTGTCTTCTGCCATTGCTTCTTTCATCATTTCATCAGTTATGCTCATAGTATACTACCTTTTTTGTTAGTTGTCATCCACTATTTTATCGTTTTTGTATTCTTCCCATTCAGTAAATTTTGAACGATCCATTAAGTCATGCAGTGCATGGCACCAAACACCTGGATTGGTTGCTTGGAAATCCTTGTCATCAATCTTAATCATTGTGTTATAATTCCACTGTTTTACATAAGGAACTGGAACACGTAGTTGCGGAATAAAGTTTTCGTATTCAACTAATGGACCATCCAAGAATAGTTCGGCAGCATTAAGTGGAATATCCAAACTGCACCAGTAGCCATCCTCGAGGAAAGGAGTAATCATCTTATCCCATTCTTCGTAATAGTCTGCACTGTGTTTTTGCGAACCAGGATCATAACTATGATTGGCACCGAAAAATATATGTTTATGTTCGTTTAAG